GACATTCTAATTCTGCTAGTTTATCGACATAAAAGTGTCTACACTTTATGTTTATGTCGATGGCGTCGGGAAAAAATGAATTTCAGTGGCTGGTATAAGTATAATGGTAGTAGACATTTGTATAACTGCCTATATTTTAACAGAAAAGGAGATGTATTTATGAATGAGAGCGAAAAAATATTACGGTTATTAAATCAACAGTGGGATTATAGGCATAATAATAACAGTTTTGCTTCCACGTTTATACGTTTATATTTTGGTAAGGGTTCTGATTTTATATATATCAGAAATGGTAGACCCCGATATAGGGATGTACTGGAAAAACTTTTTAAACGCAATGAGAATAAAATGAATTTTTCTTGGGGGAGTCGACTATCTATTCCCTGTTATTTTCCAGATGAACTATCTTACATGTATTATTTATTTTATATTCTAGCGACACCAATGATTCTTAAAAGTAATATAATGTATGTGGTTAGGGAAGCAGATTTACCAATTTCTAATTTTAAGGATATCGATTTTAAGGAAACTCTGTTAAGTATTACACCCTATGATACTCATAATGATTGGTCAACTAATATCATAGAGGAATTAAAATCTAGAAAATATAGTATACCCTATGCTCCTGGATATCTGCTTATATGCAATACTAACCTTTTAGATGTAATAAATACTATTTTAGGAATGGATGAAAGGACGATGGAATCAACATCTTATATGGTTGATTCTGGATCATGGATTTTAAACAATCATTACACTGAAATATTTTATGTGATTTCGCACAATGTTTTCGCAGATGCAGTTCCCTATCCTAGAGAGAATTTAATGAGAAAAATTAAAGGTTTATATGGAATGCTTTTATTATCTCGTTTATATGTTACTAATATTCTTAAAGAACTCAATGACTCACGTTGTCCTGACAATGTAAAAGTACTGGAGGAATGTTTATACTACAAATGGTTAGATTTAGCGAATTCTATTAAAATAGGACAAAATGTTGTATATGCGAAGAATCATCGTGGTAACAAGGATGTCCCTTATCTATTTGATAATCCGATTATCCCAGGTCCAATGTGGTCTAACGATTTACGGAAAATGTTAAATGAAGATCTCAATGTTTTAAACTCTTTATGTAGTTTTGCTGAGGGTATCTATGCAAACCTGTATTATCGTGTACTAAAGCCTCTATATAAAGATAAGAGTATGGTACAACAGGAGTATGCGTCGCCTGGAGATTTTGTCGCTATTTTAAATTGGTTAATACACGAATTGTATAATAGTTTTACACACAGGAAACCTTTGTACAACCTTGTTTTCCCTATGATTCCTTCGTTTACATTTGATGCATTCAGAAACAGAGGTCCAAACTTGACCTGCAGATATGGTCATGTTGTAAATTTAAGTAATGATAATACAATGTCTGAATACTATAACCCAGACGCTGGCTACCAGATGACTTCCATTTCATTAGTAAGAGAAGATCAGGTACGAGTAATACATAAAAAAATGCCGAAAGTAAATAGTATTCCATTCTTATGGAGTGATGACACATTTAATCCCTTAGCTAATGATCCCTGGTACAAAGAGGGGATTCAGAAACAGTATATGTTGCCCAATGATAAACCAGAATGGCTGGGTAACTGGTCGTTTTTATCTGAGTACATTGCGGGCATAATAAAATGGGATATGAAATATGGCACAGAATGGTCCAGTCATTTAAATTATATTATATAAAGGAGTGGTACAACGCATGATCAGATATATTCAATTTGAACTAGATGAATTTCGTCATCTTGGCGATTATATAGTGTATAACAGAGATGAGCTATTCGGTAATAAGATTAGTTCAAGGTTAAATAGCTATGACCATATTATTTATTCGGCTATAGATTTGAAACTTATTATTAAAAGTTTACACAGAATTTTAGATAATATTTATAAAAATACGCTACGCAGTTATGAATCTTTTAATATGTCTAAGCTATTCGGGATAAATCCCGGGAGTTATTATAGAAATAGGTTAATTTACGGTTTTAAAAGTATATTAAGGCTTCTAAAAAATATATCCAGGGAATATAGGATTGAACTATACAAAATATTAATCAAGCAATTGAAAAAGACGAGAAAATATACAGATATAACTACCCACAGACTAGCTCTTACCCGCAAAGATAGAGTGGTAATTTCTGAATTCCTTGATGCTATGAGTAGTTTAACTCATATATTTGGGGCTGAAAGAAATGTTATTTCTACGGATTTTGATGCGTATCCAATTTCTTTTCAGGTACAATTAAAATCTCTGAGTTTAATGTTGGAAATAGGGGAACGTGTAATAGGGGATATATTAAATTTAGTACAGGGAAATTTTAACTTTGCAACCTATTTGCATAGGCCTCTGGGATTACCGCAAGTAATATTACATGATGAAAAAGGAGGAGTTTTCAATCGGAATTATATTGATCGTTTCAGGTTAAAATTACGATGTTATTCTCATATAGAGCGAAATAAAATAAAGGAGGAACTATATAATGCAGGGGAGACTCTTATATTCTAGTTCTGCAGTAGAAACCAAAGATATAGAAATGGTAGCCCGTGAGCTTACGTTGATTTATAATACTTTTGCGTATGCAATGACTCAATTGGAATTAAAAGCGAATATCTATTCCAAATTAATTTCGCGCAGGGAAAAGCGGAAGGTTGAACTTATGGATTACTGGGGTACGTTGCCTGATGATTGGGTAGAGTACATGAGTGTAAAACAGTTTTTTGAGGCCCGGCTTACTCCTGCCCGATGTGTAGCGGGTATTGCACCGGAGTTATTTCAGCGTGATGTGGAACGGAATTCAAACATGACACGTATTATGCGGGACATGTTTTCAATGTGTATGAGATGGGAGTCTATGGGTACACGTGGATATAGATATTGGGGTAATTTTTGGTTTTCAAAGACTAAAGGTACTCGATATGAGTTCATTAACAAAACAAATCTGGATGAACTTAACGATTTAAGATTAACTATACGGCGGGAAGAGCACCGACCTTATTGGCCAGGCAAAATAACTGCACTTCGGTTAGGAGCTAATCAGCCGCGAGTACTTAACCATTATACCCCTGTTATTCGCTATTTATGGAAGATTTTAGGAAAAATAAGTCGGGTAGCAGGAAAACAACAGAGATTTTTAACAAATGCTACAGGTATATCACTAGGAAGTGTGGATGAGGGGAGTGAGAGTTTTGAGATGGGTACTCCGAGGTGTTTGGGGCAGCCATATTTAATTAGACTACTCAGGACTCTGAACTGCGTTGAGACTGGTGTTTTAGCTGGTGGGTATTCAATAGATGTTCCTATATGGAACCGATCTCGTGGATATAATGCTAACAATTTAAGGTTATATGGGTATATAGAAGGTGATTGTCGAAAAAGTGTACATGTGTATTATGATACTGCAATTGTAGAGAAACGTTATGCCTCAGACTATAGAGATATAAGTACACAGCATTTATTTTCTTCAGAACAGTTATATGGTAAAGATATGCCGTGTTATCAGAATCTTTTCAAGTTAAATATTGAAGCAGTACATGCAAATATTCCGGCATCTCTTTTGATGATGAAAGAAAAATCAAAGAAACTTGCAGAAATACCATTAGAAAAAGCTTTTAAAGCATATATGTTGTCTTTTGATAAGTATTCGCTAGACAGGGATTTTATTAATGGACCTTATGGTTTCCCGGAATACGCGTTTAAAGACTATTTGATGTATGGCTGTTCCGATGCTGACTTGGGATCATGGCTTACATTGTTAATAACTGGGATTAGATCAGAATATTTATGTTTAGGACTTGCGTGTCAAGGATTTCAGAAATGGGCCATTGAAAACGATTTAGTAAGTGGTAATGAAGATATATTACAGATATTTAATAAAATAGGAGAGGTAGCAGAAAAAATGGCATTACAAAAGATTCCAGCGTACTATTTAAAAATATTGCAGTCATGGGAAGATAATTCAGATGGGTTTTCTTCTCTAAAAGGCTGGGAAGGGAAGCCGATTACATATGAGTTATAAAGGTCAAAAATGGGAACATAAAGTAGCATCACCTGTAGAGACTAGGACACTGAGTTCAGCATTTATAACTGAAAGAAGAGTAGATAGCTCGACTATAGTTGATCGTTTAAGCTTAAAGATAATTCCAGAAACAATAAATATAACAGGTGTATTACCATTTTATTGGGGATTCAAACTCGATGGTATACCCAAAAATATTACATCTAAGAATCTGTGCAAGTATTTTAACCTAGAGGAAGATACTTTAATATTTGACCGGGTTGATATGCTTCAGCACCGTATCCAAGAATTTTTAAATAAGGATCTTTCATTACCTGAGATTTTTGCTGTATTAGATTCCTCGCTCAATAAATCTGAACTGGTAGGACTTAATAACAAAATACTGGAATTAGGTGAGTTGCTTGACGATGCTGGTGTATACTTGCCTTTGGGAATAACTAAAGTTATAGAAGCACTGAAAACAGAAAATATAGTAATAGAAAGGGATAATGGAGATACCATATTTTTACAGCCAGCGCTTCGTGAAATAATTTTTTGTGATCGCCCGGATTTAAAAGTATATACACTAAATTTGGAATACCTATATAATCGAGATTATTCTGCCTATAACTTTAATTATACTAATAAAGATGAAAGGTCTGTTTATAATGCAATATTAGATGCCGATGGATGTCAGATGCTGCTAAATGATTTAAGTAGAGGAATAACTGCGGACAATAAACCCCCAGGTATGAATGTAGCTATTTATTGTATTATAGAGGGCCTAATTAGTGTTTGTATTTATGAAAATCTATGTTTAAAATGTTTTAAAAATTGGATTGAATTAATGAAAATAAAAAGCAAAGAAACGTATGCAACTAATGCAGATTTTGCTGTGTTTTTAGAGATATTTTATGATACGCTTTTTGAAATACTGCATAGTGAAACTACAGGAGTGCGAGGTTGTATCAGTTTTATTAACGGAAACTATACTGCATTATCGTATTTGGGCGACCATGATACCGAATTGGTAGAATCATTACCATTTACCCTGCATGAAAACTTTATTCGTCTTTTCTTTTCAGGGATATCAATTGGGAATGATCAAGGGTTTAGTAAAATCATGGAGGAGTTTAGAAAACTATATAACCATAATAATATGGTTATAACAGGAACTGATAAAAGTGAGGACCTAAAAATACTGGATAAAATAATTGAGGCTGCAGAAGCTTTGCATAACTATTTTATTAAGAAAGAAGTAAATTATATTGATATTTCAGCTTTGCATACCTTTGTTGTATCAAAGTTTGCATGGTATTATTATCATGAGGCTTACACAAGATATGTTACTATAGGGGAACATAGGATGGATAATCAGTATGGAATACAAAAAAACAATTTATATAATTTTGGGCCAATTGACTTAATGCGTCTAGGTATGCTATAATTACTACAAAAGGAGGAATTTATAATGGCAACGATTAAGGAAGCAGGAACAATAATTACAGGTAAATATACAGGAAGGAATTTCGTGTTAACGGATTTTGCACCGTTCAAGTATGCTCGGGTAATATCAAATACCAATGAAACTAATCCGGACGTAGGAGAAACTCCGCGTACATTTATGCTGAATGTGCATTTACTGAATGGAAGTATTGTGGCAGGATGCACTGACCAAATTTGTTTTTCTGATGTATGCATAACAGACCCGGGGGTAGCAGAGTTTCTCAGTTTACCTGCGTGTAAGTATACAGGTAACAGACTTGTATGGACGTTTACATATAACAAAGAAAAATCGGTATCAAGCTTTTTAGCAATGACTAACCTGCGTCAGGTTACTGAATGTGTACCCGAGGTATTTAAAACGGATAAGTTTTTGGATGCTATTACTTCAGCTATAAACAACGAGTGTAAAGCGGTCCAAGCTAAGATCGACAGCTTTAAGAACGCTAGTGATTTGACGCTTGTGAGTGTCCTGGGTATGACTACGGAACTTTTGGAAGCAGGGGATTTACTTTTAAGAACCTGTAAGGAATATTTACAGGATGTGTACGATGCGTATGAAGCGGCACACTCGATAGACAAAGAAGACAACGATGCTTTGCTGATCCATAAGATGAGTATTTCAAGAGTAAAGTATTTGCTGGAATCCAAGATCATTGTAACAGATGACATGTGTGAAACACTGAAAAATATCCTGGAATCCTATGCTGAATTGAATACCTCGGCTATCTCTTACCTGCGTAGGATTGGCTGAGAGGTATAAGTAATAGGGTAGTAATTACCTATATTTTATTACTGAAGTTGTATTGGAAGGAGGTGATTATTAAGAATGATGGTAGTTAAGAATGTGGCGTTGTTTGAGGACCGACATCTATTCCCGGATTATGTGACGGACTATGTATTTGGTAAGGACAAATCATGGTCTCCCCTTGACTTCATTGCTTTCCAGCAAGCGGCAGAGAGACGACTGTTAGCCTGGAAAGCCGAGGGGATCACAGGTATCAATTTATATCTGACAGGCTTGACTTCCGCGACAGTAGCGGTGATCAATGCCTGTTATGTATGTAAGATGTATCTGAAATTATTTTATAATAATTTTCTGGTAAATGAGTGGACTCCTCAGCGGATATTGTTTTTCGAGGACAAATCGAAACTCAATGATTTAAGTTCTAGAGAGAAAGAGATTTATGAGCAGTTTAGACAAAAGGACGCAGAGCTCAGCCTGCAAGAAAAGAAGAGTATCATAGAGACGAAGAAGCGGGAACAAGAATATCTGCGTAATTTAAAATCAGTAGAGAATGTAACACTTGTAACAGATGATACAAAAAAACAGGGGGGATTCAGTATTGCAGATTGCGTAAAGAAGCGTAATAAATAATATTAGGAGATAGTATTGAAATGGAAATGAATGTATATGAGTGTATAGTTTGGTGTGTAATGTTTATTTGTTTTACGTATATAATAAAGTGTGTATATGGAGATAAATAGTTATGAATAAACAGAAAATTAGCAAAAAAGTTCAAAGAAATTCATTAATCAATAATTGGCATAAAGATGAGAAATTTGAAGCATATATTAGGACCATCGATAAAAAGAAAGAGAGGGAACGCAGGGATGCCAGGAGAAAAAGAGCAATGTAAAAATGAAGTGCCTGTAGAAACGGCGTCAGACAATGTAATCTGTGATTTATCGCTTAAAGCGAGTAAAAATAATACGAGCACTAAAGTAGAGGCCAGTAATGATTTAATTGATTTGATTGTCAAAGGAGCGCAGGCAGTAAAGAGTCTGTTCAGGTAAAATGAAATGGTGTAACGACTGCAAGTATAGGGATATAAAAGAACCAGGGACAATAGTGAAATGGAGGTGTCTGTACTGTTGGGAGTATGCAGCAGGCAGGCCTCCAACTTATTATTGCAGGGAGAAGGAGCTGACGGAGCATGAGTGCAACGGTAATATTGAAGAATGCGGACGAGATTAAAGGTTTTTTAGCAAGAGTGGGTAGATTTGCTAATATCTGCAAAAGCAGTGAAGAGAAAACTGATGATGTATATAAACGCATAGGGCTTAGCGTAATAAATGCGGGTCACTTTTCAGCAAGCAGAGACTTTATGTTTAGATTTATGGTAGATGGGTGCAGCCGTGTCTGTTCGCACCAGCTTGTACGGCATAGTGTGGGTGTGGCTATCAATCAGGCATCCGGGGTATTCCAGGTTTTAGATACCAGCCAGGAGTATGTAATGCCCGAGAGTATAGCTCAAAACGAAGACGCCAGGGATCTGTTTATTAGAGCAGAAGCGCATTGCAAGGAGGTTTATAATATACTGATAGAGGAATACAAGATTCCCAGATCAGATGCCCGTTATATTATTGGGCAGGGCTCTCAAACTGCAATGAATATTTCGTTTACCCTGGAGGCACTGATAAACCTGGCAAATGAAAGGTTATGCAGCCATGCCCAGTGGGAGATCCAGGATGTTACACGTAAGATGGTGGCTTTAGTAGCAGAAGCAGAGCCAGAGCTTAGTAAGTTCTTTTATCCTAAATGCGTACGGCATGGTGCGTGTATGGAAGAGAAACCTTGTGCTCAATTTGGACTTATAAAAGAAAGGAGAAGATCGCTCTATGGAGCAAGATGTAGTACAATCGATAGAAAATAGAATCAAGATTGCGAAGTGCAAAAAATGCAATCGCATGATATCATATAAAGAAGATGACCCCAGTAAACCGAAAAACCCGGACGAATTTTTATGCCGGGAATGTAAACGCCTCTCTAAGTAAGATGGGGAGTAGATATGTATCTCTAGCATTCATATTTCACCTCAGAGGAGATTTAGGTCGAGACAGGGTAACTTCTTCGCGAGACGATTTAGACCAATACTGTAGGTCAAGTATGGAGCTAAGAGAGGCATGTCTATAGTTTTCAAAACCGGTTATAACTGGTTGGAGGTTAAGTATGGAAGATACAAAAAATGATATAGTGATAAATGATGACTTGGGCGAAGTTAGCGATGCGGGGCTTTCAGAGGAGCTGGATCTGGATGAGGCGGGAGTTGATCTTGCTGTTGTACCTGAAAAAACCAAGCATATCGCTGCTGAAACTGCAGCGTTTGATGCACCTGTAATACCTGCGGATAAGGAATTGCGGTGCGCGATATGTCACAATCTATTACGTCAAAAAGATGCAATAGCAGGTACGGTATGTAAGTATTGCGCGTTTAAACAATTTAGGGCTTTGGAAGCTGAGCTCCAGTCGAAGAAAGTACTGACTACTACTCGTAAATACTGTGTTGCAGAAGATCACAATGAGATCCGTACCAACACGATGTTTCCAGAGTGGAATAGTGAGATTACTATAAACGGAGTGAAAGTGTATCCGATAGAACCTTTATGTAATAATTGTATAGATATATTGACTGCGTATCTCATTGAGTATCTTGAGGAACGTGGGATAGTACGGACAGGCAGCGGGCACACGAAGAATGAATTTAGAGATCAGCTTAACAAAGTTCCTCCTACGGAATTGCTTCAAAAGCTTCAGGCGTATATAGCAGCGATAAAAATTGAAGTCCTTGATAAAGCAAATCCAGCCAATGCTGTTTATCGCCACATCAAGGAAACCAAACGTCGCCTTAGCTTGAAGAAAGCGAAGGAAGAGAAGGAGAGAAAACGTATATGGGAAGAAGCAAAAAAACCAGTACCACTACCGACATTGGAATATCAAACACCGCAGAAGTCAAGTGTGAAACTACAGACGTCCGAGTACCTGCTGCAAGACGACGAGCTGGTAATAAGACTGATACAGTCGTTGCCGATGCTGTTGCCGGAGTTCAACCCATACAGTCCAGAAGTAAGAAAAAATCTGGAGAAGGTAGTGACTCAAATATTTCCATGGTATCCTGCCATATATGTAGAAGAACTTATAAAGCAGGGAGTAAAGGAATACGAGACTTTAGCCTCCAAATCAAAATAGATGAGAGGGCGTGTAAAATTGAAAATCGTAAAATATGTGAAAGCTGTTTACGACGCATTCCAGACTTTCTGGCTGGAGCCATCCACCTCGCCTGCAACGTCCCGAAAGAAGAGTTCGATCGAGGATTCCTCTACCCACCATTCTCCTATAGTCTCGAATCAAGGACCTCAAGGACCTCTGGAAGCAGCGCAAAAAATGAGAGAAGCGTTAGAACACATACTAGCCGAGAAGGGGATAGTGGGGACTGCGGAGCTTCTACGAGAACAGTTCAATCAAAAAGAATTAAAAGAACTAAAGAAGAATCTGTACTGGGACATAACGAGCAAGATCCCGGAAATAAATCTGAAGATAGTTCTACTCGAGTTAAAGCGAGCAAACCTGGACGAAGATCAAAGGCAGGAACTGGAGAGAGCGAAAAAGAGACTGACAGTACCAGTACGAAATCGAAAGCAGGTACTGAAGGCAGTGGATCTGGCTTTAAAATTGAAATCCCAAAACCTACCAGACGTAGAAAAACTCTAGAAGAAAAGATAGCAGAGCGGGCAGAGAAAATCAAAGCTGAACGCAGAGCAGCAAGAGAATCAAAGAAAAAATAATTAGAGAGCTCCGGTTATCCGGGGCTCTTTCTTTATTAAGGAGGATGATTTTTAAATGACGAGTTTGTTTAGAAAATTGTTTAAAGTTAGAAAATGTAGATACGGCTGTGCTAATTTCTGTGGAGACCATACATGCTGTTATCATTGTATAATTAAGGATTCATGTATACTTTCCTGTAAGCACCCAAATTATAATTATCATTATTCAGATTGTGGAAGTTGTTTGGGGTGGGGGTTTGATGATGTTAAAGTACTTTTGTGCTTAATACTAGGAATATCAACAGCCTGTGTGGTAGATTGGATGGGAATATTTAAATGAAAAAAGTAAGGGTGGGCTTAGTAATAGCTATATTATTATGTATTACAATGATTACTTTAATTGGATGTAAGGATAATACAGTTTCATCGAGGAATAAATCTGTAGATTTAGATAAACGTGCAGCTAGGGTTGAGGAGTTTGAAAAAACGAAGTTAACCTTTGATGATTATGAGAACCAGGTTGTTACACCTAATAAAAGTGTGCAGAAAGCTTTAGTAGAATTAAATGATGCAAATAAAACTTATGAATTAATTAGACGGAGATATGTACAATTACGGAAGTCTCCATCACCAGAAGAAGTAGACGTAGTTGCCCGTGAATTAGCAGAAAGGTTACATCCCCATTATTGTATTAAAAATATTACATATGTTCCAGAAGATCTCTGGGAGGTTCGTGGTATTAGTTCTTTTTCAAGTTTTTCTGTATATATTATGATTGAAAGAAATAGGGAGTATTTATGAGGTGAAGTATGAATAAAAATATGGATAACTTAAAATTTAAATTTAAACGCGCATATTATAATTTTAAATATTTCTTAGACTTTAGTATAGCCGACTTATTATTTATATTAGTTTCTACTGTTTTGATCGTAGCAATAATCAATTGTGCCGTTGATATTTCAAGTACATTAGAGTATGTATTATATTATATACTAGTATTTACTAGTATAGTAGGTATAGAAATGTTTATAAGATTAGGTAAATCAGATAATTATGTACGTACTCTTGCTTATAGTACTCGAACCGATTTAGTTAATCACATATGCAAGAAATCGGATACAGCGATTATGATAAGGGCTACAGGACAGACTTTTGAGACAATTTTAAAAATCATACCTGAGATATATGGATGTACGATGACAGTAGTGAATAAAGAGCTTCAAATAGTTGGTGCAGGTATCCATATAGTCAATGGGGATCTCGTTATAATTTCTGATGACGTTGAAGTAATAAAGGGAGAACCAAGAAAAACATTTATTCAAAATTCTTATTATAAAGTAACAGAGTTTAGTGCTTTTTAAAAGGAGGTAATATTATGTTAAGTTTTATAGGATTTTTAATTTGTGCGATACTAGTATTCTATGTTATACGTGGGATTTCTGATTTGTCTAATACAGCATCAGAGTCACGAAAATTAAAAAAGACGTCCTCTGTAGGGTCTCAGTATACTGCAATGCGTTCAAAGGAAAAATGTGTAGTTATTTTTAATTCTGATCCATTAGTATGGATAAAGAAATTAGAACCAATGTATAGAGCATCCGTAATATACAAAGATAATAAATATTTTATAAAAGTATTTATACCAAATGAATTTATACTGATAGACCCAGAGAAACATGTTATAGTAGAAATGGAAGATGGGACTCAGGAGATCTCCTCTTACGAGGAATTCGATAAAAATTACACAATTATTACCTGATAATAAAATTGGTATAAGTATATTGTAGAAAAATATGTAAAAATATTTGACTACAAAATTTTAGTCAAAATTAGGAAATTTGAAAGGAGAATGCAAAAATGAAAACTTCAGTAACTGAAAAGGAGAGTCAGGGAAATCTGGAAGAAATCCTACATGTAAAACCAAAAGTAGAAATAGTTTATCAGGCAGTGCAATATACGGGGAAGAATATCCATGATATTTATAGAATATTCAAGGGACGTGAAATAAAATTCAATGTTGAAGATGGATGGAATGATAATCTAATTTTAATAATTAAAGATCGTAATGCGAATTATTATTTAACAGTAGGTAAGTATATAATATTTTCTTATTATGTTGACCAGGATATACCTAATAATGTATGTATACGAGCAGTAGCAGAAAATATAAATGAAATTAAAAATAAGTTTGAAATTATATCGTTTGATAAGCCTATGCATAATCTAAGCATAAAACCAACGGTTATGGAGGGGCTTAGGGCATTGCCATTTAATTGGAAAACCGTAAATATTTTCTTAGACCTGTTTTTCACTGGAAAGTACATTGCTAACCTTTCAACGTATAGGGGGAGTAGACTTGTACTTAACGTATCTGAAATTAGTTGTGATGGGGTTGAGTTACATCAAAATAATTATATAATATTCAGATTTAGACCAGATAGGACAATTAGTATTGTAGAGTATGATTTATCACCTACAGAATTTCAGGAAAGATATGAAATCATTGAAGAGGCGGTAAAGTAAGATGAAAGGACTAATAGATGTAAAACCAAAAGTAGAAAGAATTTATCAGGCAATGCAATATACTGGGGAGAATATGTATGATATTTACAGATTATTCAGAAAGCATGACATAAAATTTAATGTTAATAACGATTCATATATATGTCCAACCTTAGATATTGAATACACGGGTGCACCTTGTATGCTACTGGTAGATCAGTATATAGTATATTCTTATCCTTTTAATAATGATTTCGATGATACTAAATGCGAAAAGTTACGTATACTAGAAATAGGTTTGGAATTAAGTGAAATTCAAAATGAGTATAAAATCGCAGACTTCAATAGAAGCAGAGCTACTGTAACCTTAGAACCACATAATAGTGGGGATATTAGGGCATTATTATTGAGTCCAGAGAATGTCGATATTTTCGTAGATTTATTTATCATCCACGGTAATAATACTGAAATTTCAAAACATCTGGGAAGACTTTTCTTTAGCATGGGAGGTTTTAGAGACGAGACGATTAGGGTATATGAAGGTATGTATATAGTACTTGATTTTCGGTCAGATGGTAGCATTAGTATTTTGGATTACAATTTATTTCCTAAAGAACTCCAGGAAAAATATGAAATCATTAAATAGAAGGGACTACAATATGGATGATAGTAAATTCTTTGAACTACAGTACAAACCTAATAAAATATACGCATTACGTTTTACTTTGGATAATACGGATAAACTTTTACAATGTTTCTATAAGTTTGGGATAGATGCAAAGTTCATACTCTGTGTAGATGCCACAGTACAGCTACATATATTCGACACTAAGAATTCTCAGATAAATAATAGAATATGTGTTGGGGATTATATACTATTTATTTTAAATGATCGAGATAATATTGAAAGAATAGATGTGAGAGGTAGCCTTTCTCATATCAGTGAGGATTATTATATTGTTATGAAGGATGGGTGGGATGATCAAGATGAAAATATCAGATCCCTATTTTTCTAATGTGCCAGGAATAGGTGATCTAAATTTTGACTATTGTATAGTTGAGTATGAAGTTCCTATTTTGTTTATATGTAAGGATAAACAGGGAAAGTATTATTTATGTGATTGCTGTGAAATTCGCTCTAAACAAGAATGGCTCATTGTTCCAGTAGTTATCGAGGACGTCCTTGCTTTATTTGAAAAGAAAATAACATTAAAAAACTTTTTCAAAGATCGAGAGAGTTTAGGATATTTCGGTACTTATAAAATTGGTTGGACAAAAGAAAAGATAAAAAAAGTAGAATCATTTGATGAACAGGTTCTTCCTGCAGATGAGTATTTATATTTTAATGAGGATGAATATAAAGAGTTTAAATCATTTTATGACATTAGAGATGAAAAGGAGGTATCAGGCAATGAAATTCGATGATAAAACAATTTCAAAATTTAATCTGAGAACAGTGATAGTCGATGGAGAAGAATGGCATTATATGCCGATAACAGAGGAAAAACTGTGGGATATAGTAAAGCTTTTCAGGGAATTAGACTGTGATGTAGCTATATGGATACTCTATGGTGACGCAATTTTAGACATAGATTCATATACGGTTGAGGTTCCCGGCCATATATTGTTTACTATGACTTGGCATGGAATAAAGATAAAGAAACTTGAAGGAGTTGGTAAAAATGATGCTTGAATATTATTTAGATCGTCAAACTTTTTTCATACCGGTCACACCAGAAAATATGGCAGGCATTGTGGAGTTATTGATGCTGCTGCACGATGTATATGATCAATTAGATGATATTCAACTCGCAAGGCAGGGTAAAGCAATACCTTATAGACTAAATTCTAAGGGGCTTATACTATCGTATACGGAATCAGATGTTGAATTTGAAGAGGTATTAGTACTCAATGACAGATGCGATGAGTATGTAATATCTGATCACTATTTAGTTTTTACACCTGAAGGATTTTATACAACGACTTTTAAAACTGCTAAGGAAGTATTGAATATAGAAGAAAGATTTTGCAAACAAGAGGAATTTGCTAGAGTGCTAGCTAATACTATTAGGAATAATGTATATGATTTTCGTGAAAATTATAAATTTATAGGATCGGAGATGCCTGAGCATGTATGAAACTGTAGTATGTCCTACACATCAAGTGTGGAAATTGGTACAACTTACTGAAAAGGATCCTTTGCAAGATGTATCCCAGTTAGTAGATATGCTTCCAAATACCGTAACAGTAAGAACTAGTTCGATTGGGAAGGATGCACAGATTTTTATTAAACTTCCAAATAGTATTGCAGAAGTAGAATTAACACCAGATAAATGTATTTTAGTTAATGATTTAGGTGAAGTTAAAATTTTATCTTATGAATTTGCAAGGTGTAATTATGTTAATACTCAGGAAAATCTGACTCGGGCAGAAGTTGGAAGAGAAGTTACGATTTTAGAAGAAACCGCTCAACAGTATCCATGTCCATATTGTAATGCGATGGAATTGGAACCATCATATAAGACAGATTTAAGCGGTCATTACAATTTATTGAAATGTAATTCATGTAAACACATAGTTACACAATTAGAATGTAGGCTGAGTGCGCGGAGAAGTGGAGAATTAGACAGAATGATGAAAGAAAGATATTTAAAGGAGATGAATAATAATGCCTAAAATTATAAAATTACCAAGGTCTAACCCTGCAAAAAATGAAGCAATTCAGTATAGACCAGGTGAAATACTAGATATAATAAATTGGTTTAGAACTAAATTTGATGATATAACAGAGTTAGAAATATGTATGTTAGAAAACAACAAAATTTCATTGAATATAAACGGAGAACATTCAACTATTTATGCTTTTGATTATATTGTGTATGACTGTGAATGGCATAAACCTTATATAGGTAAGATGTCTAAATTCACATTAGAAGAAAGGTATGGTATAAAATGTTAGCATTATACACTATTAAACCTAAGTCCACCCGGTATAAAGCTATTCAAATACGGGAAAAGGACATAGATGAGATCTTAGAATTATTTGTGTCTATTAGGGATAAATATCCAGATATTTACCCGTTTACACTGAGGGTACAAAGAGACTCCATAAGTATATATTGGGGATTGTTACCATCTGATACTCCTGTTGAAGCACGCGAAGGTGACTACATCATTTTTGCAGATGATTCATGGACTATTGTTGAAAAAGAAAATTTTAACAATGAATATGTTATTACAGAAGATATAGAGGAACTGATCTACATTCACAAAGATATGGAGGATTTTGAATTTCTGGGAACTAAGAGTGCAGAGATAACAGTGCAAATCAAAGATAAGTAGAAAGGAGTAACTAAATAATAGGCCCAGGAAGTTAAAAAAATAAAATAATAAAAAAGATGGGAGACACAAACATGAGTGATTATATTGAATTAGAGGCTTTAAACAAATTAAAACGTGATATTAAAAATGCAGGGACAACATTATCCAAAGAGGAAGCAAGGTATCTCGTGGACTTATATTATCAAATGCAGGAATATAGAAAAGCAAGTGATAATCAAGTTCGTCAATTGCAGAAAGAAGACAACAAAGAACCACATGAAACTTTGGCTTTCTTTGCCAACAATTTTAGGACATTGGAACGCAATATCAAATCTGTACTTCAGGTATACGCAGAGAGTAAACCGATTGGGCAATGGATGCTCAGTATTTGTGGTATTGGTCCTGTTATTTCTGCAGGACTCATGGCTAACATTGATATTACTAAAGTACAAACTGCAGGTCAGATCCAGGCTTTTGCAGGCCTTGATCCTACTCGTGAATGGAATAAAGGTGAAAAACGTCCATATAATGCCAGACTTAAAACTCTGTGCTGGAAAATTGGTCAGTGTTTTATCAAAGTACAAAACAACGAGGAAGATGTGTACGGTAAAATCTTTGCTATTCGTAAAGCATATGAAATTGAAAGAAACGAAAAAGGTGAACTGGCAGACCAGGCGAAGGCTAAGCTGGAAAGATTTAATATTAAAAAGACTACGGATGCGTATAAATGGTATAGCCAGGGTAAACTGCCACCGGCTCATATCAATCAAAGGGCATCCAGGTATGCCGTTAAGATTTTCCTGAGCCATTTGTTTAGTGTATGGTATGAAATGGAACATAAGGAGAAACCACCAAAACCCTATGCAATTGCAATTTTGAACCATGCACATGAAATTCCTATCCCCAATTGGCCCAATGAAGATCTGGTATAAGTAATATGTAAATAAAATGCCCTTTAATAGGTCGTAAGAGTAATATCTTGCGGCCTATTATTTTTAAATTATTATTTTAGTAAGTAGAGCAAAAACACAGATAGTATCATTTAATGTGACTGAATCAAAGAGCCTTGATAGCAACATAAAGAATGAATGAATCATGTAAACTGATAGTAACAATTTTAGCGAATGAATCAAGCTAATGGATGGTGACAAATCCCTCGAATGAATCAAGCTAATAGATGGTGACAAATCCTCCGAATGAATCAAGTGCCGGGATAGTAACAGGCGCAAGGAATGAGTTAATTAGTTGGATAGTAGCAAATACGAAGAACGAATTAAGTGCCAAGATAGTAACAAGTGGGAAAGAATGACCCGTATGAAGCGAATTAGTGACGAAAGATATGAGGGAATCAAAGTATTCGATAGTGACAATAAAAGGGAATGAGTTAAACAATTGAATGGTAACAAATATAGGGAATGAATCAAGTAGAGAGATAGTGACAACTCCTCCGAATGAATTAAACGTTTAAATAGTAACAAAAAAGGAGAATGAATCAAATAACTAGGTAGTAACAGAAAAGATGAATGAATCAAGTTGAAGAATAGTAACATAAAAAATGAGTGGGTTATGATAATGAAGAGTACCATGCCAAATAAACGAATTAAATAAAAGGATAGTAACAAAAAACCAGAGTGAATTATATATTTAGATAGTAACATTGCTGATGAATGAACTAAAATCTTCGATAGTAACATAATATACGAGTGAATCAATGGAACTGATAGTATCACAGACTTAGAATGAATTAAAATGTACAATTGTAACATTCAGTAAGAATGAATCATGTGCAAGGATAGTAACAAATTTATGGAATGAATCAAGCGGATTGATAGTAGCAATATACAAGAATGAGTTAAATATACTGATAGTAACATATCATATAAATGAATTAAAAGAGCAGATAGTATCACAATACAAGAATGAATTAAAAAAATTGATTGTAACAAACATGGAGAATGAGTTAAAAAAAATGGATAGTAACATAACATCTGAATGAATTAAAAGTTTTAATAGTAACAAACGGAGGGAATGAGTCATATAACGTGATAGTAACATTTTTCAAGAATGAATCAGGAAATCGAAGCGTACCAAACTATAAGAATGATTTACTAAAAAAAAGAAGTTATAAGTTTTCGCATTGCAGTGCATTTATTGATTGATTTTAATAAGTTTTCGCATTGCAGTGCATAAATATCATTACTTTAAGATCCATATAAGTGGATAGTAACAATGTGGAAGAGAGATTTATAAGAGCTGATTGTATCACTATGACGGAAAGAACCATGGGTGTAGATAGTAACATTCAATTAGAGTGATCCATGTGATTCGTTTGTAACAGACTGGCTGAGAGATCCATGTAATTTGTTTGTAACATATTGGCTGAGAGATCCATTTTGCTTGATCGTCACAACCCTACTGAAAGAACCACATAAATTGATAGTAACATTTGTAACGCGTGATCCACATTAATAGTTTGTATCATACTGATGAAGAGAGTCACATCCTAAGATCGTAACAAATAAAGAAAACGAGTCAAAATATTTAATAGTAACACAAAAGGAGAACGAATCATGGAAGAAGATAGTATCAGAGAGAAATGAATGAATCATCCCAAACGTTCGTAACATAAAGGTTGAATGAGCCAGCTGTGTCGATAGTAACAAAGAACGTGAGTGAATCATTCTACGAGTTAGTAACATATATTTTGAATGAGCCAGATACACCGATAGTAACAAAGGACGAGAGTGAATCATATAATTCGTGAGTACCATGTGTAGAGAATGAATCAAAATATTAAAGAGTTTCATAATGCATGAATGAATCAAAAAAATTGATAGTTACAGAATACACGAATGAATCACAAAATTTGATAGTTACAGAATACACGAATGAATCATGACACCAGATAGTAACGTAAAAGCTGAATGTACTATATATAGTGTTAAAATGCGGTAGCACAACATATAGTATACAAGAACAAATGTACGTAAAAGTAATACAAAACGTGAATTAAAATGGGTTGACAATTAGAGAAAGTCAAGGTACAATATATAGTGTTGGGAGGTCAATGAGACTTCCCAACTTTTAACTCTAATAATTTTTTTTAGTTACGAGGTGAGGAAATGGCTCAAGAGTTTGTATTACAAGTACTAAACAAGTATGGTAAGGTCGTGCCATACAATTCCATGAAGATCGTCAGAGCTGCCTGGGCAGCACTAATGGACGCAGGTCATAGCAGGGAAGAGGCTGACGAAATCGCATCCTGTGTAGCAGCAAAGGTACATGAGCAGGTAGTTGATTTTATGACTACCAACACAATGATTTCTTACGAGGCTATCCATCGATTAGTAGAAGAAGCGTTGATGGAACTGGATAAAAACGCTGCCAGAAATTATATCGAATATCGTAATACCCGTAAACAGGGTAAGAAACAGATGGATGATATCCTTAATACTATCGAAGCTATTAGCAGAGAAACAGATAAAAACAACGCTAATACTTTGTGTTCCCCGGCATCCAAGATGGCACAGATCGCAGAGTCGGTCAATAAGTTCTATGCTTTAGAACATGTACTACCGAAAGACATGGCCGAAGCTCATAAACTTGGACAGATCTATATCCACGATTTAGGCTTCTATAAAATCACGTATAACTGTTTAAACTTTGCAGTTAGTGATTTACTGAATGATATGAAAATGCCTCACGGGTATCTACGTAGGCCTAAACATATCGGAACAGCTTTTGCATTGGCTGCCATTGCACTTCAAAGTGCAGCGAACAGCCAGTTCGGTGAACAACCACTGCCGAACTGAAACTCTGTGAACTTATAAATATAAGGTGTCTAATTAACGTTTAGGAACTACAGGAAATGGTAGTTAGTAATTAGGCTAACTGGGAACGTCTTAGTTTATTATTCCGGACTAAGAAAAATCCAGTGCTTAAATTTTTATTTAAGTTAATCGACTATCGAAAGTGTAAGTAATAGGGAAACCTTTTACCCAGTAAATGAGTAGAGTAGGTAGCAAGTGAAACTCTTGCTCCCGAAGCGCAGAGCACGGATTTTATCTGTAAAATGATAAATCCTAATGATATAGTCAGGCCGTGTAGTAATACACTCCGGGTATAGGAATAAACAACATAGATACTGAAATGTCGGAGTTTCTGAGTGATTCAGATTCCTACGACGAGTTATTTCAAGCATGTGAGGGCTTTATTGGAAACCTGAATACCCTTCATGCAAGAGCAGGTCTTGGTGGCCCGTTATTATAGAAATATAATAAATGTACCCAGCAAAATCGGTGGAAAGCTTAATTATTAAACGGGTAATTAAGAGAATACCGAGGTAAGTTATCAGATAGCGAAAGGCTGATAACCACCGTAGAGCGTAGTAAGTGAATAAATATAATCTTACCAAGAGTGTTGGGCATGCTATAATATAGGTATAGCTATTCTTTAACAAGAATACGTAACGTTAAACGACGATGAAAATGTACGCCGAACTTATAGGTGACTATAAGAAGTTAGGATAAAAAGCCTAACGATAACATATTGAATCAGGTACCGTTTACGTCCATTACCTTAGGTATGGATACTTCTCCAAAAGCACGCTTGATCACTAAAGCTATTCTGGAAGCTTATGAAGCAGGATTAGGGCATGGAGAACAACCAATGTTCCCTCGACAAATATGGGGGCGTCTTGTGGTGACACAGGACTGATAACAGTGTGAAGGGGTAAATGCCCCGTGTCTGGTTTGCCAGGCTAACGGTAGAAGTTAAATAAGACTAGTTCTACGACAATTAGAACTCATGGTCCATAGGCGAATACGCTTCAGAAGAGATGCTACGGTCCAGAAATGGATAGCAGCGGATACCGTGCTAAGTCTATATATGAAATAACGTAAGGAGTAAGTGTATGGATAAATATATCGGAAATAATTTTCATAGTTTACACTATGGAGATTTTAAAGTGCTTGGATACGATACTATATCTGGCAAAAGACAACGATATATTGTTAAATTCTCTAAAACTGGTACTATTAAATCAGCAGCTAGGTATGCTATAGCATCTGGTAATGTAAAAGATCCTTATTACCCAGCTATTCTTGGTGTAGGATGCGTTGGGAATGTAATAGTAAAGGGTAATAACTATATATATCAAACATGGCAAAATATGTTACGTAGATGCTATGACCCTCAACGTCATAATTATTCAAGTTATGGCGGACGGGGATGTAGGGTATCAAAACGCTGGTTGTGTTTTGAATATTTTTTAGAAGATATATGCACCTTACCTGGTTATAACTTATCAAATATTTTAAATGGGAAACTTGTATTAGATAAAGATACGTTAAAACCCGGCAATAAAATATATTCTAAAGAAACTACACAGTGGTTATCTGTTAAAGAAAATGCTGAGGCGAGAAATACTAGTACTTATTCTAAAAAATATGATATTTTTGATGCCATCGGTGAATGTATTGCACATGGGGCAACTCTAAATCAAGCAGTTACTATAACAGGGTATGCTAAAGCAACATTACATGCACATATTTATAGAAATAAATGGCTTGGTAAAGGGTATCGGTTATTACGTGTATAGAAAAGTGTAACGACTATTCCGACAGGAAGTAATAGATAGGTGAGATTCCTATTTGAGAAGCGCACTGAGAGTCACTGACTCTATGAGATAGTCTACTCCGTACAAATATCTCGAAAGAGACGGTATAAAGGAATATTTTGTTCAAAATAAAATCTGGTATCAATCGTAATCCAGAAGATCCTAACTACGATCTATACCAGTTAGCACTGAAAGTCACTGGAACACGTATGTTCCCAACGTATATCAATATGGACTCTAGCTTTAATGAGCCCTATGGTACAGAAGTAAGCTACATGGGATGCCGTACCCGTATAGCGTCAAATGTCAATGGTCCCGCAGTAGCAAATGGTCGAGGCAATATTGCATTTGTTACAATAAATCTTCCATGGATCGCACTGGAAGCCAAGGGAAACGTTGATAAATTCTTTGAGATCCTGGAATCCCGCATGAAACTGTGTGAGGACCAGTTGATCCATCGTTATAATATTTTAAAGAAACTGAGAAGAAAAGATGTACCGATGAATATGTCTGGTCTGTGGTTAAACTCTAAAGACCGGCCAGAAGAAGAAACGATTGAAGAATCGTTGAAGAACGGCACACTTTCCTTTGGGTATATTGGGATCTATGAAACCCTGATGGCACTGACCGGCAAGGGGCAGCATGAATCTCAAGAGTCCCAGGAGCTTGGCCTGCGTATCGCCAAGTTCATGTATGACTATTCGGTAGGCTGTACAGAGCGGCACCACTTGAATTTCTCAGTGATTGCAACGCCTGCAGAGTCTGCATGTCATACCTTGCTTAAAGCTACCAGACGTGCATTTGGCGTAGTAGCTAATGTTACAGATAAGGAGTACTTTGTAAACTCCTGCCATGTGGCACCGTTTGCCAGAGTAACTGCTGAGCAGAAGATCAAACTAGAAGGACCGTATCATAAATATGCAAATGCAGGCCATATCCTGTATATCGAAGCGGGAGCTTCTCCTGTAGGCAATATTGCTTCGATAGAAAAGATCATCAATGAAGCCTGCAATGCAGATGCGGGGTACATTGCGATCAATTTCCCAATTGATTTCTGCAATGGCTGTGGACATCTGGGAGTAATCCCCTTGGAAGGCTGCCCGCAATGTGGTTGTACAGACATTCGCCGTGTACGACGCATTACAGGGTATTTCAGTAACTACAGCAACTTCAATGAAGGCAAGCTGAAAGAACTATTTGATCGAACTACTCACCTGGGTATCCCACTGGGACTCAATGATGTAGCCGATGCGATTGTAACAAACGAATAAAACTAAGAGAGCCCCGGGACTATCCTGGGGCTTTTTTTTTATTTATCCTAAATTGGTATAAGTATTATGGGGGAAGTAAACAATGCCGTCGCTTCTCCTGCTTTTTAGTAAAAGGAGGTGTTAATTATGAATAGTAAAATTCAAAAAGAGAAAGGTGGGAGCCAGGATGATAAAGTATACAAGTTATTGTTTCCATTGTATCCATTGTATCCATTTTAAACATAATTATTATTTTTCACCGATCTGTGCGGAATGTTTTTGGATTAGTGCATCCAGTCCACCAACCAAGTATAACCCAGCATGTTCTATTAGTTACTCGGATCATATACCCCTTGAAGACCAGAAAAAGAAAGAGAAGTGATTACTATGCAATTGGTAAGTAAAGAAGCTGCCATAGAGTACCTACAGGGTATAGCTAATACTATAAAAGGTGTAGGGGAATGGGAGCGCTATTTTGAAGGTTTGAAATCAGGGTACCTTTCTGCGGCTAACGCATTGGATAGATTACCTACTGAAGAAAACCGTACAACAGCGGTACGACAATATTTCCGGGGCAACAGGTATCCTGAGTATGGAGAATGCAGTGTATGTCATAAACCATTAGTAGAAACAAGTTGTGGAGGAGCGGTCACACGGGATGAAATAAAATTTTGCTGGAACTGTGGCGCAAAATTTGAAAGGAGTATATGTCATGCCTAATAACTCAGAAATTACAAAAGTAGAACAGTTATTAAAAGATTCAGATATTACTAAGCCACTTGTAAACTATGTACACATTGCATTTATGTTGGGCTATGAAAAAGCAAAAGAAAAATTTGAACGCAAGCAGGGTCATTGGGAGAAAGGTAATTGTAGTGTATGTGGTGAATCTGCTGCAACTGATGGACATTTTGATTTTATTGCGGAAGAAGAACAGAAATATTGTTGGAATTGTGGTGCTATTATGGAAGAAAAGAAAGGGAAGGGATTACTGTGCAATTGATAAATAAAGAAGCTATAGTGCGATATTTAATGAAAACGCGAAATGAAATGCAAGCAGATGGTAATGAGTATATTTTGGGACAGAAAACAGGGTTAGCAACGGCCGTTGGTATTATATTATCCTTTCATACAGTAGAAGAACGCAAGCAGGGTCATTGGATTGAATTAGAACCTGATAAGTATAACAACTTTATTCAATGTAGCGAATGTGGAAGCAAGTTTGGGTTATATAGTAAAGACAATTATTGTCAGGCTTGTGGTGCTATTATGGAAGAAAAGAAAGGAGATGTATCAAATGACTAAAAAGAAGGGATATTGGAAAGAACATTTATTATTATACGGGTGCTGGATTTGTTCAAATTGTAATAAACACATCTATAATAATTTTGGAGTTAATAACTTGGAAAATTACTGTCCTAAATGTGGATCTAGAATGCAAGAAAAGGGGAATAAATAAAATGGATGAACCTATTATTAGTCCGTGGCTTATTTATCTTATTGGAAGCGTAGATGGGGTGCTTGCTTGGGTAATCATTATTGGATTGTGTTCTTTAGCTCTTGCTGTAGCTTGCTTTATAGAAAGCACAGCAAGTTATTACGAGGAAGATGAAAAACCTGAATGGCGTAGAAGATCTAAAATTTTCCTGATAGTGAGTATTATATTCATTTCTCTTTTTACTTTGATTCCAAACAGTAGAACACTAGCATCAATGATACTTGCACAGCATTTAACTCCTAATAGTATTAAAGCTAGCAACGAGTTAACTACTGAAGTAATTAAAAATGGTGTAGATTATTTCAACGATAAAATTATTGAGATAATTAGGGAGATAAAGAAATGACTAAGTTAATAGCAATTAAAGGAATGTCTGCTCTGCCCAGGAATTGTTTCGAGTGTAATTTCATAGATGACAGTGGGCAGTATTGTTGCATTGAGGGTAACACATTAGTACCTAATATTTGGTGTACAGATATTGAGGGTATAAACGAGAATATGAGAGTCATAGAAAGTGGTAGACATAAAGATTGTCCATTAATTGAGATCGAGGACGGTGAGAAAAATGGATGACCCTATTATTAGCCCATGGGTTATCTATCTTATTGATAAGATAGATATGGTAGGTATACTATTCTTTATTGCATGGATAGCAGGGTGTCTAGGAGGTATACTGTGTTTAGTTGAAGGTTCATCAATTATATATATACAAGAGGAACAGAAGATATGGAATAAAAGAGCCCGGAAAGCACTTTTAGTATCTGTTATACTATTTATAGTTGCAATGCTTATGCCTAACAGTACAACCCTAACAAAAATGATTATCGCACAGCAAATAACACCTAATAATATTACAACTGCTAAAGAATTAACTACGGAAGTAATGAAAGATACTGTAAATTTTATTGCAGATAAAGCTATTGAAGTAATTAAGGAGGTGAAGAAATGAAGCGTATAAAACAATTAAAAAAAAGGCTTTCAGGTTATATCGTCGTCAGGGCTATGATGTATCTGATCGTTGGGTAGAATTCTTGAAAAGAAATAAGTATATTCTAGAAATCGAAGGAGATTAAAATTATGAATAATAACTTAAATAACTTCCTATACAGAGGACAGGATATCCATAATAGAAAGTGGGTATATGGATTTTTGGTAATCCAGGAAGATGCAGCGTTTATTGTTGAGTACTCAAACTGGATAGGTGATGATTATTCAGAAATGGTTGCAAAAGAGGTAGATATTGAAACTGTAGGGCAATGTACTGGTTATTTAGATACAAAAGATAATCGTATATTTAACGGTGATATTCTTTATATGCCTAGTTGGAATAGTAAGTATATGCAGGTATGCTATGCCCAGGCTGCGTTTTACTTAGCGTCAATTAAACCACCAAATAACTATTTAGCGGATATATATTATGTTATGCATGGTGGCTTACCTCAAGCAACAGTTGTTACTAATGTGTATGGCAAAGATATAGAAATTATTAAAAGAGAATTAAAAGAGCATGAGAAAGGAATTGATAAAAATGAGAATAATTGATGGCGACGCATTGAAAAATTTACCTGAATTCAGCATAGGGGTAACTAAAGGAACACAAATACAAGCCCTTATTGATAACGCTCCAGAGTTGGATCTGGGAAAACTAGGGTATGAACAGGTAAAAAGTCCCCTGAAAAAGTACATGGTAGCAATTAGAAATAAAAAGTTATATGTCCAAGACGTAAGAGTAAAATTTCAATATGCCCATCATGTTGGGTATGCTACACTTTATTTCGCAGGAAGTGACCCTGGACTGAGGGTATTGTCACGTATTGAAGACGCAGATATATCGTATTTTAAAAACTGTACTGGCATAACAATTAAGTCCCGTATAAACGACGATGAACTTTTTGATATAACGTTTAGTACAATGTCAAAAGACTGTGGTCTGAGTCTGAGTAGAGCAGCACTTAATAATTTAATTGTGGGAGCGGAAATAGTAGAAGTACGTGAAATACATTTGGGATAAGGAAAAGGAGAATAAAAATGACTAATAAGTACCCTGATGCAACTGATTTTACGGGTATTTATATTCGAGTAACCCGGGAGGGTAAATCTGTCAATGTAGATATCTTTGATGCTACGAAAGAAGAACTAGCACATTGGATCAGTGAAAGCTATGCTAAGGACCCTGAATTTCTAGTAAGGCTAATTTCTTATGTAGAAGATCAATTCAATCGAGTATTTTGTGGTAAAAATCCAACTAAAGAACAAGCAGAAGTAATAGCGACTGTAGGTTTGGAATTCATTTTAAGCCTGCGTCATATATTAGATTCAAATGAGGTACAGATAGTACATAAAGATACAATTTAGAGTATCCTAGAGGAGGATTGACTGGTATGAGCGGTAAAAAAGAAAATTCCAATCTATGGAAAAGAGTTATGGGTGATATTGTACCGGCAGTAGGTTCGGTATTTAAAATCGAAGGTGATCCCGAGTTTTATAAAATGGGACCTAATGGGGTAGAGTATGCATTTCCTATACCTCCCGAGGCTAAGTCTGATATTGTTTTAGATTCTATTTTCACAAAGATATTAAAGGATGAAGTAGACTGGAGAATTGTTAATAAAATCACAGATAATGGGTATGGATATATCAATAGATTTTTCCCTAACACTGGTGAGATTATTACTCAAAGGCTTGACTTTGATAATAACTATGCATCAAATTATTTATATTATACTCAAGGTCTGATCTATGACACAATGGAGGCAGCGAAGAAAAACCTGGAACACGATAAGATGTTCTGGGAAAATATTATGAATCAAGCTGCTATTAAAGAGCATACAAGGTTATGTAAGAGATATCAAGAATCAGAGGGGGAATAACGTATGGGAAAGAGTCTTATAAGAAATCCCTGCATTAAAGAAAGTAAAAAATATAATCTATATTATAACCATTGGGCACCGCTGACTAACGGTATATGCAAATACACAATAGTACTGCAGCGTAAACAAATTAAATATTCTTTACTCAATAATTTAGAAGCGTTATAATGAAAGGACAAGTAAAATGACGAATACAAAAACTATAAAAACCACAGAAGGCAGTGAGAGAAAAATTATAGCTACTGCAGAGGAATGGAAACTTATCAGAGATTTTACTCGGTATATCAAAGCAACTAAAAATAAAGCAGCTATACAGGCTGTTTTAGGAGAGGTACAAACACATTCAAGTTGTTCTCATGTAATTCAAAATACTTGGATTACGGAATGCCCTATATGTTATGGTAAAAAATTTCACTTTATAATAAGTTTTGAAGGTGATGCAGCTCCGGGAGTATTTGGTGGAATAAAATGCTGTACCTGTGGTTTTGGTGCAGGGACAGTAATGAAGAAAACACCCAGATTTTTCTCGCATCAACTTCTATTGGATGCTATAGAGGCTTGGTCAAGTAAAATAGATGATATACTGTTTGATGGAAAGGATTATATTTTAAAAGCTTGGAAAGCCGATCTTTTAAGTGGGGAGGAGAAGGCTCCGCCTACAATTGAAAAAGAGAAATTGTTGGAATATATTGATCGAGCACTAGCCTTAATAAAACAAGGTAAAGAATAACTACGAACAAATAATTCATTTTAAGACTAGTATATCGTACTAATATATGGTATACTAGTCTTACCAATAAATTTAATGAGGTGGTATAATGTTTACTGAGAAAGACTTTGAAGAAATCTGTGAAGAACTTCCTAAGATGCTGGATAAAGTTAGTATTCCACAAGAACTTTTCAAGTATCTTCCAGAGGAACTTATAAAGAATTGTACATCAGGAAGAGATTTTATTATTAAGGAAATCAAAGAAAATGAAGCTCTTAAAGTATTAAACCGAATTGATCCTGTATATCTCTGGGTAATAATACTTTATAAAATAGTATTACATTTACAACAGGTAGAACAAGCGTTTGTAACTTATCCGGGTAGACATGATATAAAAATGGTTGACTTACTAAGGGATTTTAATAATTTAAAAGAAAAAGAAGAAAAATTCAATGCACAGATCACTGAATTTCATTCTACTCTTATTATTTATGCAACTGCTCAGTTTAGAAAAGAAATGGATAAGAGGTTTAAGAGATATGCAAATAAATATCTGGTTCAACGTAGAGGATGGGGAAGGAGACGCTTATGATTTGGATAACTACAGATACCCATTTTGGGCATAGAAATATAATAAAATTAGCTAATAGGCCTGAAAATTATGAGGAGCTAATTATCGCTAATTGGAAAGCAGTGGTATCTCCGGAAGATACTGTTATTCATTTAGGTGATGTAGCCTGGGGCGGTAAGTATCTCTCGATAATCAAAGAATTGCCAGGCCAAAAGATTTTGGTTAGGGGGAACCATGATCCATGTTCGTTAGACTATTATATGCAGCGTGGATTTAACTTTGCATGTGATTCCTTGACAATGAGGCGTTATGGTATTGATATGTTGTTTACTCATGCACCGCGTATCTTCCATGAAGCAGATGTAAATATCCATGGGCATTTACATAGCTTAGCAACTATTAAGAGCTGCTGTTTGCATTATCCGATAGCTTTGGAATGTAATGGTTATAAAATGATTGACCTTGATATACTGGTAAGAAAAGAATTACGCGCTTTAGTTACGAAAAATAAACAAGAGGGTGTTGAAGAATGGGAACCATTAGATTAAATACAGTAATCCAGGACAGTATAACAGACGGACCAGGGATAAACCTTGTACTGGTAACCCAAGGCTGTCTGGCTAATTGCAAAGGCTGTCATAATCCTGATACTCATCCGTTGGACGGAGGCAGGGAGATGAGGATTGAGCCTTTGTTTAATCATATTACTGAAAGCACAACTGGGGTTACAGTATCTGGTGGCGAACCATTGCTTCAACTTGACGCTGTAAAAGAAGTATACAAACTAGCTAAAGAAAAAAACTTGAAACGCATTTTGTATACAGGTGTTTCATGTCTTAAGTTTTTAAATACGTTTCCTGACTTCGCAGACTATCTGGATTATGTAAAGATAGGGCCGTATATAGAAAGTATGCGTAGCAGCGCAGTCCCGTATTATGGCAGTACAAATCAGGAAATATATGAAGTTAAAAACGGGAAGTTAGTTGTATGGCGTGAACAAATGGGGTGATAAAATGTGGTTCGATAAAGTAGCGGGAATGCCTATCTGGTTTTGGACAATATTATTTCTAATGTCTATAATATTTATGCTTCTGGCAAAAACCTTATTAATAGCAATTTTTTCAGGCGGATTAGCATTGTTATCTTGGATTGCATTGTGTAGCTATTGCAGCATTGGCCCTGATGATTTTAAATTTTGATACATAGAAAGGAAAGTATATGGATACTACAATAAAATATATGTGGTACGGATTGGCATTCTTTGCAGTCATTGTAATAGACATGATAATTCCACATTTTATAATAGTTACACTGGCCGCCCTTGCTCTGGGCGGATTGACTGGTGCATTTAAAAGCAGTAAAGGAGAATAACTATGATATTTGTATGTGGTGACGTACATGGTGAATATGATATAGATAAGCTTTATTATCTACAAAAACTTGATGTACATTTAAAGCTGTCCCGTAACGATTATCTTATCATAGCTGGGGATTTTGGCGGCATCTGGGGAAGAAACGCTCCTAACACGGATGAAAAATTGATTAAAAGGTTATATGAAGATACTTTTCCGTGGACGACTTTATGGGTCGATGGAAACCATGAAAACTTTAATAAAATTGAGGGCTATCCTGTAACAGAAATGTTTGGCGGTAGAGTTCAAGAAATAAGTCCTCATTGCATCCATTTAATGCGTGGAGAGGTTTATACTATTGAAGGTAAAAAGATATTTACAATGGGTGGCGGATTGTCTGTTGATCAAAACCACCGTATTCCTCAGATAAGCTGGTGGCCCCAGGAATATCCCAGTCAGGCAGAGAAAAACAATGCAATTAAGAATCTGGAAGCGAATAACTGGGAAGTGGACTATGTAATCACCCATACTTGTCCTTTATCTGCAATGCCCAGCCTGGAACCTTTAATGCCGCCATGGAGCCCCAGCTTTGACGATAAAAAAGACGATGAACTAAGTGTATGGTTCGATGCTGAGATATGTCCAAGGCTTAAGTATAAAAGATGGTATTTCGGACATTTTCATGTAGACCATAAATTTGATAAATATTCCGCATTGTTTAACAATGTGGTAGAATTAGGAGAGGAGAAACCGTATAGTGAAGATTAAGGAATCTTGTTTTCTAGCACTGTTACTCGCTGCAATCCTTGTTTTGTCTGTGGTAGTATGGGAATTAGATACGCAGCATAAACAGAATGAAGTTGTTACAATGCCGATAGAGGATGCCCTTAAACCTGATATGAAACAAGAAGAACCTCAGACGTTAGCTATTATACCAGAGGAAAAACCAGATTATTATGTACTAGACGTGGTAGCTACGGCGTATTGGACAATGGATCCGGTAGATGCTTCTGGTACGGGACTTGCTGCGGACGGCAAACCTGCTATCCCGTATAAAACGATTGCAGTAGATCCCAATGTTATCCCAATGCAAAGCGAGGTTTATGTGCCGGATATTGGATGGTGTATAGCACATGATACTGGTGGGGCAATAAAAGGAAATAAAATAGATATCGCTATGGACTCGGAGGAAGCAGCGTATCAATGGGGTCGGCGTATTGTAAGGGTTAAGATTAAACATAGCTGACTATTAAAATAATCTTAAAAGAAAGTAGGGAGTATATATGAATGATGATTTTCTCTATGAACCTAAGCCTAAGAAAAATCCAGTAAAAGTGTTTGCCGGGCTTGGGGCAGTAATTACTGGAGTTGTTATTTTCGCAGTTATAGTGTTCTCCAGTTTTACGATTATTGATACTGGAGAACGTGGTGTGGTACTCCGGCTGGGTAGATTCGCCCACATTATGAATGAGGGCTTGAATTTCAAAGTACCATTTGTGGATACTGTTATTAAAATGAATGTACGTGATGTGAATTATGCAATTCAAACTGAAGTATCCAGTAAAGATATGCAGGGTATTCAGGTAGATGTAAGCCTGTTGTATGCGTTGGACCCTGCTAGTGTAGGTATGATCTACCAAACTTACGGTGTGAACTACGAAACTACTCTTATCAAACCTACATTGCTCGAGATTACAAATTCAGTTATTGCGAATTATCCAATCGAAGAATTTGTAGAAAAGAGAGCTGAGATCTCCAATAAAATCAATGCAGCTTTTATTGCTAAAACCGCAAATAGTGGTATTGCTGTGAAAAGTTTATTGATTACAAACCACGATTTTTCTGATGAATACAATAAAGCTATCGAGAATAAAAAAGTAGCAGAGCAAGGAGCTTTAAAAGCTAAATATGATTTAGAACGTGTAACTTTGGAGGCAGAGGCCCAACTGCAGAAACAGAAATCTCTTAGCCCACTGGTGCTTCAAGAGAAAGCAATTGATAAATGGGATGGTAAACTTCCAACCTATATGGGTAACGGAGGCCAGCTTCCTTTTATCTTGACTGACAAATAGGAGGAAAGTGATGAATAAAAATCAAATTGATCCGATAGCATACCCAGTGATTCTTACTGAATCTATCGATAAAACATATGTGTATATTCCAGGCTTTGATAAAAGTACAGAAGGCAGGAATCTTAAAGATGCATTGGATTCTGCTACTGACTTGGTTAAAGCATTAATAGCCGAGTATAAAAAAGAAGGTAAACCTATTCCGAAAGATGTAGATCTCAATGTAGAAAATGGTGCCTTTGTAAGATGGGTCACTGTAAAATAGGGGAAATATATTATGGAACTTGTTAAACGTCAAGATACCATAATATTCAAGACACGGATAGAAGAGCGGGGGATATTCAAAGGTAAACTGAGATATATCCAATATAGCCCACGGATAAAAGCGTGGACTGCACCCGCTACTTACTCCGTGTTTATTGATATTATGTTATTTTTTAAACAGAATATTAGAATGGATGACGCAGAAACCGCTCAGTGGGTAACAGATTGCAAAGTAGTATTACGTAGACTTAATGAACTGCAGCGGGGTACCCAAAGAGAAGGTATACGTGACGTAGTGCTTCCGGATGTAATAGATTATAAAAAAGTACCCTATCAGCATCAGAAAGAAGCTATTGCATTTGCTCTAAATATGAAGCGCTGTGCACTCTGGCTCGATATGGGACTTGGGAAAACATTTACATCTATTACACTTGCAAGGTTACGCCATGCTATTCCAGCGTTAGGCAATGTACAAAAGGTACTTGTGATTGCCCCTAGATCTTTGATGTACCAATGGGATACAGAAGTCAGGGATATCGCAGATGAAGCGCAGAGTATTATTATAGCGGGTACACCTAGGCAAAAAGAAAAGGCCCTGTATAGTATACCAGATACTGGGCTCTCGTTTTCCATGATAACATATGAAGGTATTTTTAATCTGGAAGAAGATCTAAAGCTGCAGGAATTTGATATGTTTATTATGGATGAAGCTACGAAGATCAAGAACCCCAAAGCCAAACGTACATTAGCTACTGCAGAGTTATGCCAGACTATTCCTTACGGTGTAGAACTGACCGGTATGGCATATGTAAATAATCCGTTAGACTTATTTGCACAGTTCCTGGCATTAGATCCCAGTGTTTACGGTACAAATCAGTGGATATTTTCAGAACGTTATATAAATTATGGTAAGGCGGCGTTTGGCAAGTATATCAAGGGCTATAAAAATATGGACGAGCTTAAACAGCGCGCTTACTTTCTAGCGTTTTCCAGAACCAAGGAACAATGCCTTGATCTACCGCCACGTGTATATGAGACACGCAAGCTTCCCCTCTACGACTCTCAAGCAGCGTGGTATGATAACTTGGTCTCGCAGATAGACTCAGTGGTCTCAGAAGAGAACCTCGTGGACGAGGCGGGTACATCTGAAGTTACGGTTAAGTATGTTGTGGCCATGATCCAAAAGTTGCAACAGGTAACAGCAGGGTTCTTAAAAACTGATATTGGAGAGTATCTATGGCTTGATAGCCCTAAATATGAAGAAATGTATTCTATTATATCTAACAGTACAGATTCCTTTATTATCTGGGCAAGTCATACTTACGTACTGAAAAAGCTGCAGGAATACTTACTGGCTCGAAAAGTTTCGGTAGAAGTACTGGACCGCAGGGTATCTAACAGTAAGCGCAAAATAGTTAAGGAACGCTTTAAAAAGGGTAAATTAAAGGTAGTTATTTTACAGATAGCATCAGAATGCAGAGGCAACGACTTTACATGTGAAACCAATTCTGTCAGTGCTATTTTCTTTGAAAATACGAGCAGTATTGAAGAACGAAGCCAGGCAGAAGATAGACAGCATCGCATTGGTATGACAGGTACAGCAGTATATATTGATCTTATCTGTGAGGATACCTATGACGAAGGTATTCAGTTATTACTTCAGAATAAAAAGACTATTGCTCAGTATATCCGTGAACAGGATCTGCAGCTCCTATTAGGTAAAGGTGGATCTATAACTGTAAAGAAAACGAAAAGCAAGAAACGTCCAAAGATGCCGGAAGAAGTTGAGGCGGAGCTGGAAGAACGTAAAGCAATAGAAGCTGAGTATTTAACTGAAATCGATGGGTTTGAGTCGCTTGGAATGGGTTAAATGGTATAAGTATAATATAGGGATAACTTAACAGTTATTCCTGACAAAAATACAAAGTTTTTTTAATTAAAGAAAAGAGGTGAAGAAAATGTAGCGTGTATACTGCAAAATAAACAAATGTTTGCAAGATATTGACAAACTGTGAAAACTATGATATCATTGCCATTAGGGAGCTAATCTTAATAAACGAGGTTTAGCAAATGGCAGAAAGAGAATCCAGAGGCAGGAGCAGAAGAACTGATGTTCTCCCGAATGATGTTCCACTCGTGCCTCCTCATATGATGCGGAATGAAGATTCTGGTGACACAGATAGTTACAGTAGCAGAGGTCGTCGAGTAAAAGGTTTACATAGCAGCATTTTAAAGCAGCTTAAGGATCTAGATGTTACCGATGTAGATGATGCTCGCATTATACAGATGATGCGAGAAGGTAACCGTGAAGGAAACTATTTGCTGTTCTGTAAACATTACCGGTATATCTTGCATAAGATCATTGAGATAACCCAGGGTAACTGGTATTCTGATGATATTTTACAAGCAGGTGCAGTAGGGCTTTATGAAGCTGCGAAGCGATGGGATGAAAGTAAAAAATGTACATTTCTTACTTACGCACACTACTGGATCTTAAAATTTATTTATATTGAAATCCGTAATGAACTTCTTCCTTTAGGAGGACTCGGATTAGGCAGAGATGCCAAAGAGCGTTTATTTAATTTCATTAAGTATATAATGATGGGCTATTCAGATGAAGAAATTATGGAACGCTTAAGGATCAATGAGAAAACGTTAAAAGAACTGAAGATCTTGAATTCCATTGCATCAAGAACTAAAAGCTTAGATAACGTGGTAGACTCAGATAATGAGGAAGAGGAAGCTTATAATCAAATAGGAGTCCCTTCACATCCTAGTGCAGAGACGGAATACCTAAACGAAGAGTTTCTTTCGTATGTAGAAAAGCAAGTTAATGATTTACGAAAGACTGAACCTAAGCTTGCCGAGTTTTTAGATTTAGAGCTCGGTTTAAATGGCCAGTACCAGCTAGAAAAACCTGAGATCTGCGCTGCACTGAATATTACTAAACGTGAATATTCGCAGATGAAGCGTGCTGGTAACCGTTACCTCCGTATCCAGATGATTGGTGACGGTTGGTATGATGCCCCACCAGAGAATGAAACTGAAGGAGAAATAGAATGCCGCGCACAAGAAAAGCTAGAACAGTTACAGTCGAATATTTAGATGAAAATACAGACGTAAATATAGATAATATTCTATACTTCGTAGGTATTGATCCTTCCTATTCTTCGACTGGACTTGTTATTCTTGACAACAAGAATAATGAACCTGTTGTAGCTATGACAATCAAGGCAGGCGTTCCTACTGAAAGATTTCATGATCGTATCAAAAAACTACTTGACAAATTAGCTGAATGTATATTAAAATACAATCTAGAGGATGTCTATGTAGTAATGGAAGGAGCTTCGTTCGCCTCTGAGTTTAATGCTTTCAAACTTGGAAAGCTTAGCGGAGTAGTAGAATTTTTCTTAGGCGAGAACAAAGTTTCGTACAGTTTAGTAGCCCCGACTTATGTTAAAAAAGTAGCTTCAGGTAGCGGAAACGCAAACAAAGAGCAAGTTATCAAGGGCGTTCGTGAACGCTGGGGGTATCGTCACTCTAACAGTGACATAAACGATGCCTATACGATGGCCCAAATTGCTCGAGGAGCAAAGCCGCTCCCTAGGCCAGCTAAAAAACTGGGGGGGCGTAAGGATGGAAAATGAAATCCCTGATAGTCGGGTACGACACCCATATCTGATTTCAAAAGAGGTCTTCATCAATGATTTCCTGCAAGGGTATCCTGAAAAAGGATATGAAGAAGTAGAGTGGTGGTATGATAATATGCTTACTCACTTTTATGAATATCTAAACGAAGACGTCCGAAACAGAGTTTATTTGCCAAGAGTCGGTGTAATTTTTACAGGTACTGTACCAGCCAATCCTGAAAAAGGATTACCTGAACGGTATCGATATCGACTGAGCTGCAAAACATTCTCTAAACCTAAATGATAGAAAAGAGGAATTTTTAATGAAAGCACTTACACAAGCAGAAACAATTGAAAAACTGGCGGAAGTCAATAACACCTCTAAAGCAGAAGCTGCAAATGCCTGGAAAGGTTTTATTGCATTTCTGAAAGGTCAACTGGATGAAGGTAATAACATTCGTCTGGGTGAACTTGGTGTTCTGACTAAAAAAATCCGCCCGGCTGGTGTAGCTCGTGTACCTGGTACCGGTGAAACTGTAGAAGTACCGGCTCGTTACACTTACAAGCTGAAAAAACGCCCGCAAGACATGTAATCAATAATTTGCTATTCTCTCTGAATTCCCTGTGGAGTATCCAGCTACTTCATGGGGAATTCTTTTTGTGTATTGACATTAAAATTCCTTTGTGGTATAATTAGCCCATCAGTAAATAAGCAATTAAAACAAGAAAGAAGGTTTCTACAATGGCAAAAATTACCGTAGCAAGAGCTCTCACAAAATTAAAAATCATTCTCATTAAATTGAATGATCTTAACCGTAGCCTTAAAAGATATGGCTATGTAACCAGTAAAACAACTAGTCAACTGTCTAGTCATAAAGATATCAATGCTAATCATTTAGAAGCTAAGAAAGAGTATGCAAAACTTTTAGCCAGTTTTGATGATTTGATTACTGATTATACTCAAATCAGCTTAGCTATTTCTAAATCGAATTTAGAAACTACGATCCACACCGATGAACTGGGAACTATTAGTATTGCAGAGGCTATGCTCTTAACTCAGAAATTAGATAAACCCCTGTCAGATAAATTATCAGCGTTAAGTAGTGCCCGGGAAGAAGCCGAAAAACTTGCTAATACTACTAATAAATCTATAAATGCTGTAAGCAGTGGCATGACTGCAGAAGATATAGAGAAATTAAGATCATTACCTGTAACTTTATTTGACCAGGAAGTTTTGGATAATGCAGCTAAGAAATCTATGTTCTGTGGCTACGAGCTGAATCAGTTAATAAATGAAAGCAATGCAATAACTATGATCGAGATTCCCGATTGATTTAAACTTATAATGTCTGTTTAGCGAAGTAACTCTCGAAATTTACCTACTTGTTTTTATATAATAAAAATGTTAAGATCAGGTGTGTGCATTATAACATAATGTGCCATTTGACCAAAAATGTAGCAAATTAGTATGTGAGATCAAACGTCTATCAGTACCTCAGCGTTCTCAGCATCCTAGTTTAAAGTGTATAAGTCCAAATTCAAATCCTAATTGTGACTTAGGTGGCTTCGGCTACTGGAGTGACTTGGTGATACTCTGAGAGTGGAGCGTTAGGCTGTTACGCAGACATTTATATATGATACGCCTTGGTTTAATTACCAGGGCGTATTTTATTTAGGCTGAAAATCATTTGACATGGATGAGAAATTTATGGTATAATGAGTATGCCTAAGGTTAACAAGGTAAACAATGGTAATCAAAGGTAAACAAAGATTAAGTGAGGTATTGAGAAATGGCTAAAAAGAATGAAGATGCTCAAGTATTGAAAGATGCGACTACTGAAACTGGCGCTCCTGTAACTGAATTCTTAAAAGACGAAAAAGCTGATAACTTTGGGTCAGAATTTGGAACTTCTCTGACTGCTGGATTAGACGGAGAATCGGGAGACGATATGGACTTCGGCTTAGAAGGCGGAGAAATGAATTTGAGCCAGATCCCTATCTTGAAATTAACTCAGGCAATGACCCCTGAAGTTCAAGATCGTGAATACAAAGATATTTACGCTGGTATGTTTATGAACGACTCTACTAAGACTCCTGTAGGTGAATCTCTGGTTGTACGTGTAATGCGTGCATGGCGCTGCAGAGCTAAATTTGCACCGAGAGGTGAGGGCAATAATAGTATCGAATGCACTTGCCCAACTTATAATAGCCCTGAAGGGGATATTGGTAGTGAACATGGTGCATGTGCTAAATGTATCTACAATAATTTTGATGCACCAGAACGTTGTCAATTACAGTATCATATGGTCGTTGCTACTGAAAATGATCCACATGAACTTTTCCGTATCATCTTATCTAAAACCAGTTATAAAGCATCCAAGAAACTTGAAAATGGCTTAAGAGCGTTAGGCAGCAGATTCCGTAATACTCCTTCTTTTGCATTTAAAGTCAAAATTTCCGTTGGTGAGGAAACTAATACCAAAATAAACAGTAAATACTATGTTTATAAAGTAGATGTTGTTCCGCCAGTACCAGGTGAAGCTTTGATTCCTGATGAATTAAAAGACGAGTTTATGGAAAGCTTCAAGGAAGTTAAACGGTTGAGAGATAATTCTGTGGATTATCATAAGCGTATGCTGGCTAATAAAGCTGCATCCGAAAACCCGGAAATTTCCAATGACAGCTTCAGTGGTATGACTACTGACGTGCTGAATTCTTTCGGTATTGAAGATGTAGATGCAGACCACTCTGATCCTAAGGGAGAAAATATTCCATTCTGATAGTCTGAGGGAGGCTTCGGCCTCCCCTCTCTTATAACTTTTACTTTTTTAACCAACTAAAGGAGAATACTCATTATGAATAATGAAGAAACTCGTGATCAAATAACTGAAGAACTAATGGAGTCCCATAAAAAACTTAGTGAAAGTTTTATCCGTGAAGGGGATATTATGGTTCCGGTGGAGCTAACTGCAATTCCACGAGTACAAACTCAGGAAGAATTTATTCGTGAATACCTGGATACTAAAATCCTTCCTTTATTCGCTACTAAATCCGGAGCGTACAATGTAAACGGGGATGAATTCGGTACTATCCGAAGCATTGCTGCCAAGCATTTGCCTGAGATGTATGAAGATAATCAGTGGGAGGCAATGATTAAAGTTGTTGATATTCTGCTGGAAAAACATCTTTCTGCGATTGCTAAAGGACCGTCTGTATTTGAGTACGAAGAACGCCTGCGTGACCTTTTGATTTATACTTTCTTCAAATGTAGGTTTGTTGCTGAAATGAACAATAGACCTATGAGTGGGGAAATCAGAACCGAAATGGAAATCTGTCATGGCTGATAAGGTACAAGAGAATAAGGACTGGGTGACTCTTCTTAACTTAGCAGGCAAAATTAAACACCCGGAACTTAGGGACTTTACTTTAGCGTTTCTAGAAGATGTAGTACCTGACTATTTCGCACGTATAGCAGCCAGTGCCAGTGGTAAATATCATCCTCAGTATTCTCTGGGCTATGGTGGACTGCTCCGGCATACAATAGCAGCAGCGTTATTAGCAAAGGAACTCGCAGCATTAGAATACTGGCAATTTTCTCCTGGTGAACAGGAACTTATCTTTGCAGCAACGATTCTCCATGATACCTTTAAGCAAGGCAAAGAAGAAAGTGGTAAAACCGAACGGTCCCATCCTAACATTGCTGCAATAGAAATCCGTAAATTCGCTGAAAAACGTGGAGATCAGAAGTTTGGTAATCTTCTGGCAGGGCTTGTCGTTGCTCACATGGGGCAATGGGGCAACCAGAAACCTGGTAATAAAGGACAGTTCTGTGTACATCTTGCAGACTTTATTGCAAGCAGACGAAACGTTGAAGTACACTGGGACGAGGAATTTTTGAGTTCCATGAAATAAATATTCAAAGAGGAGAAGCGATATGGCTACAAATACCCATGTTATCTCCGGCGACTTTGACATGTTACTGGGGGAGGCTAAATACCTCCCCTGGTCTAGTTCTAGGGCCGATACAGCAAACACATGTTTATACAAGTTTAAGAAAGTGTATTTAGAGGGAATAAAAGAAAGCAGCCCTGCATTAACACTGGGAGGCCTTGCCCATGAGATAATCGCAGAACTGTTAAAAGATAAAAACCCCTCAGTAAGCAAGGCAGAGTTATTTCTGGGGAATGTTTACCCGTTATATAAAGTGGCAGACCCGCAAGGAGCAGCGTTGGCCGAAGTAAAAACAATGTTTCCTTATATGGTCTCTTTTGTAGATAAGTGGTTAACATTTTGTAGTAACAGAAATATTAAGAAATTTAGAGTAGAGCATCCATATGGATGGACACGTGAATTAACTCGAGCAAGTTATAATCCAAGTCCAATACGAGAAACATACTTCAGAGGCATAATAGATCTTTGGGCGTATGATCCCGTTGCAAAAGAGATATTTATTATTGACCATAAAACCAACAAATCCGCAGCATCTAAAAACAAGGTTAAGGAGAGTAAACAACTTAATCTTTATGTATCAATGATTTCCAAGATTTACAATCTGGAATGGACTCGGGCATATATTGGCTTAAATTTCCTACGAAAAAATCGTATCGTATGGAACAGTGTAACACCAGTTGAAACCGCGTACTTTACCCAGATATATATGAATACCCTTGCGTATCTTGAAACCCGGTTGTACGAGTGTGATAATTCTACTATATGGCCAGCAAATAAATCTTTTCAATGTAGTTGGTGCACCTTTAAAGACACTTGTAAAACCTATCTGAATGAGGTATAATTCTTATACGGATAAAATTTAGAGAACTGGAGTGTTACCGCTATGTTAGTTGAAGCTTTTGAAACAGCGTTTCCAAATCACAATTTTAATTGGCGTAACTCTGGCTCTTGTGCACAGGGCTTTTGCCCGTTCCATACTGATAAACACCAGCGGTCTCTTGGTATCTATACAGATGCCAGGGGACGCGAACGCTGGCACTGTTTTGCAGAGGGTATCGGCGGGGGCTTGATTGACCTTGTGTTACGGTCGAAGATCCCTAATACCGAGACAAGAGCAGGAGCTAATTACTGGCTAGTACAAAAAGGTTATTTACAAGAAACAGAACAGCAGGTGAAAGATAGACTGCGTAATGACGGGCTGACAAAGTTCTTGGCCTGGACTAATAGTTTGTTAGAAACATCAGATGACGCTGCTGGGCTTCGTGCTTATCTGGCAGGCAGACGAATAGATATTCGTACTATCCCTAATTCACCTATTGGGTATTATCCCAAGGTCGAAGAAGTTGAAGCATGGCTCGCTGAAAATGAACTGCTCGAATTGCTGGGCAGTGAACTTATTCCTACTCACAGATGTGAGGGGATAGTTGTAGGCAGTATACTTTTTTTTTACCGAACTTCCTATGAAGAATACAGCCGCATTAAAGTCCGCAATGTTTTAAAAGAACGTGACGGTAATAAAATGACAATGTATCTGGGTAAAAAATTACGCAGAGGTGAACGCATTGGTTATTTTAGCTGGACTAAAGAGGGCTGTTATGATAGAGATGACGCTATACTGGTAGAAGGTGAATTCGATGTTGGCGCACTGTTTAGTATGTGTGCTCGAGAGTCAGATGAAGATATCGTAGAACCTATCTACTGTTTCAGTGGTGGTACAAATTTATCCAGTGGGGTCAGTGCACTGTTAGATATGGGTAAAACGCATATCTATTTATTCCCGGATAATGATGATGTTGGTATCGACTACTCTTATACAGTAGCAGAACAGCATACCCAAACGTATGTGATAATGCCTGTAGATTATCAGCAGGGTGATGACCCGGCTACGTGGGCCGCGTCTCACAATGTTACTCAATTTAATGAGGCTTATACTTCTCGTAGACCTGCGTTTGCATGGATTGGTCAAAAGCTGGCAAATATGGCTCAGGAAGCCACAATGGAAGATCAGGCTGCTATTAAGGTAAAGCTTATTGAGTATGCTAAGAAACTCCCGGCTACTGATAGGGAAATGTTCCTTAAAAATTATGGGACGGTAGCAGGTGTATCTTTTGAAGCATTGATGGAAGAAGTAGATGACCGGTCACAGATAAAATATCGTAAGGTTTTAAATCCTGCCCATTTTGGTATATTGATGAACGTTATCAATAAAAATACGTCGGAATGGGAACCAATTTCTAATGTTATTTTAGAAACTGAACGGGACCTTATCCTGGATGCTGGTGATGACAACGTAGAACGTAAAATTGTACTCCGAGTATCCATGGCTTATAAGAGTACCAAAATAGAACTTACTCCTGAGGAATATGCTGACGATAAACGTTTATATTCTGCAATTATTACTGCCCTGGGTTCCAGTGTCTGGATAAAACCCCGTACAGTATCATATTTACGGGAGGCGTGCAATTTGTTGACACCAATAAAAGAAACAGGTGGGGAAGAGAATATCTATACCCATACTGGTTGGCGAGAAGATAAATTTTTAGCACCTAATGGATATGTAGATGCTGATGGTTTCCACCCATTAGATGATATAAAAGTGGAATTACCAGCAAACCCAGGCTACATGAAAAATTATCGTTTAGATGAACCTCCTGCAGATTTAACACTGATTAGGGATGTAATCAAGAACGATATGCTGAAAGTGTTTTCCTATGACATAACACTGCCTTATCTAGCTCATGTGTTCTGGTCCCCACTTGCACACTTTATACCGATGGCTAAACCTGTATGCCTGTGGGTCGTTGGTTTGACCGGTTCCTATAAAACATCATATACAGGGTTAATGGCAAGTTTCTTTGGGGACTTCAAAACAGGTGATTTTGAGACCTGGCGATCTACGACAAATTCCATTGAGAAGAACGGTTATTACCTTAAAGATATGTTATATGTAGTCGATGATTATAAGGGCATAGACGTAAATCCTAAAGCTCTGACAGGGTGTATCCAGAGCTATGGCGACAGGCATGGTCGTGGTCGTATGAATACTGACCTGTCTGCTCGTAAAACATGGTTTATCCGTGGTAATATGGTTTCTACCGCAGAGGATATTCCTACAGGCGAAGCGTCTGTTATCTCTCGTATTTTATTACTTAAAATACCAGGCAGAGGTAATTCTGACCATTTGACAAAAGCGCAAGCTCATGCTAAATTATTACCAGGGGTGATGGCTAAGTTCATCCAGTTCCTGTGTAATAAAAAAATACGGGAACATGATTATGAAAAACTGCTAGCCGAACGTAGAAATAAATTTAAAGCAGTACATGGCCGTGTATGCGAATCGCTGGCAGCGAATTCCATTGCCTGGGATTTGGTTGCAGAGTTCTTAGGGCTAGAAGATTTGACCGAAGATTATTACCGCGGTGTATCAAATATCTTGGCTACCATGAATTTAACCACCAAGCAAGAACAGGCAGGCTATGTATTCCAGGAAACCCTGGCAGACTTGATTGACTCTGGTAACTTCCATTTAGAGGGATTAGGCTGTAATGGTACAGAACATCTGGAAACTTCCCAGCGGTTAGGCTGGATAAATTCTCAGCATGTTTATATTCTTGGGAGTAAGGCGCTTGCAGAAGTAAATAAATTGCGGATGCAACTTACTGGTAGCCCTATTAAATACACTGCCAATACTATTTATGAACAGTTAGTTGCTGCAGGTACAGTAATACCAGATGCGAATGGTAAACCAACCAAAGTAATTAAAGTTAATAATCGGTCCAGTGCACGTGTATTAGAATTTAGGAGAGGAGTAGTTGAAAAATTAGGCGATGAAGCATTTAACGATAACTCCAAACTTACATCAGGAGTCCTTCGGGACGCGCCGGAGTGTAACGGGCTCGAACTCTCGTAAGCCTTATGGCTGTGACCGCTGCACTTTAAAGCACGCTAATTCTCCTGATTTCACACCTGAAATAATGGAACTAAAAGGTAAACGCCGAACCTCTGATACAGAACGGATAATAATGGTTTTAGTAGGTGCTCCGGAAAGCCCGGAGTGCTTGCTAAACAGAGATGTACGGACGCTTATCACAAAATGGATGAAGAATCATATCACAGCAAATAAAGTGTATATGACTTCGGTAGTAAAATGCTGCAGAGACGGTAATCCTACAAAAGTAATGGTAAAATGCTGTGAGGATAGGTTACGGCAAGAACTGACTGATATTCAGCCGGATGTCATCGTTTGCCTTGGTAAAGCAGCAGCTACCCCGTTTAATATTACGGGTAAAGCTAAAGAACTGTACAACAGGGTTTTTACTATTAAACCTATCGCAATACCGCGTAAAGCAGGTGAAGATCCTAACGAACCGTTAAAACATACCCGTGAATCTAAACTGATTATTACTCACTCACCTTCTGATATTGCAGATGATATCAAAGTATGGAGCTCTGTAGAATCAGCGTTTAGACAAGCAGAAAGATTCTCCAAGGATAGTGAGATAAAACTACCTGAAAATTATTATTTATGTGAATCTCCAGCGGAGTTTGAAGAATGGGCCGAAAGGCACATGACAAACCCTACTTTAAAAAAGATTATCCATGCATTCGATATCGAGACCAACGGTCGCGAACTGCATCCTAAAACTGAATTTGATGCACAGTTCCCTCCGAAACTACGTTGCCTAAGCTTCTCCTGGGCAAAGGGAATGGCACTGTGTGTACCTTTTGAGGATGATCCTGAAGGATACTATCCTATACTTAAAAAGTTAATGGAGTCAGATATTAGCTGGTGTGGACATAACGTTGCATTTGATATTTTCTTTTTGAAGATAGTAAATGATATCCATGTAAAACGCCTTGTTGGGGATACAATGCTAATGGCTAGTATGCTTAATCCAGGGAAAGGAAAGTTCGGTTATGGTCTCAAACCCTTATCAGCAGAGTTTACCGATTTAGGTGGATACGAAACTGATATGAAAGGCACAGAGGATCAGCTTGATGATAAAGGTAGAAAGCTGAAAACCAAATGGGAAATAGCTGATATGGCTACGATTGCTCCGTATAACTGTGCAGACTCAGATGCTACCCTACAAATATTCCATATCTTCTTTAATACACTAAAAGAGCGGAATATGCTTGTAGGACACTGGGTAATGACGAATGCACTATTCCCCCTGGCAAAAATGGAACATCATGGTTTTCTGGTCAATACAGAATGGGTAGATGATGCACGTAAAAAACTGGAAGAGTTAGTGGTTTTCTTTGATAAGGAACTGACCAGGCTTTGTGGAAACAGACATTTTGACTGGAATTCCCCTGTTGAACTAGCTCATGTTTTATATACGGTGCTTGGATATAAACCTCCGTCCTTAAATGCATTTCAAAAATTCAGTGCGTCTAAAGACGAAGATAATGCTGATACCGAACATCCAACAAATGATGACGCATTGTCTATCCTAAATACTGAGTTTACTCAGACAATGCGTAAATACAGAAAAACTGAAAAACTTCTGTCTACTTACTTTAACGGCTATTTAAAAAATATAGGACTAGATAAGCGGCTTCGAGCAGATTTTGTACTGGTAGGTACAGTAACTGGCAGGTTATCCTCATCAGGCGATGCCAACTTGCAAAATATACCATCTGCAATGAGTAAGACAGCCCCCGGATACCAGGAACTGCATGAGTTTAAGGTGAAAAAAGCTTTTGTAGCACGCCCTGGCTGGTGTATTGTAAACGCTGACCAATCACAGCTAGAACTGCGTATTGCAGGTGCCTGCTCAGGTGAGGAACGGTTTATTAAGTCCTATAAAAATAAAATAGATATGCACAGCCGTAATGCGAATGTTTCATTTTCACTTGACATTTCAGTTAAAGTATGGGAAAATGAAGCTAAGGAACTTGGGCTTGTGCCTGGATCTGAAGAATTCCAAGTCTACGTAGAACGTAAACTATGTCAGTATATCAAACATAATTTCCCTGACGAACGCCAGGCTGCTAAGAGTGTATCTTTCGGTATCCTGTACGGCATGAGTCAATGGGGGTTAGCTAAGGACCTTAATGATAAAGGTCGAGATGCTGGCAGTAGACGTATATGGACTCCTGAAGAATGTAAGGGGCTTATCTCCAGATTTAAAGAGGGCTATCCTACATTAATTGCCTGGCAAACAGATTTAATTCGGTTTGCTAGAAAGCACGGGTACACATATACTTGCTTCGGTAGACGCAGGTATTTACCGGGTATTAAATCTGATAAATGGAAACTCAAAAGTGATGCGGAACGACAAGCTATAAATACCCCTGTACAATCGGCTGGATCGGATTTCATGATGGCAGGCGTTGTAAACATGGACCAGAATTTAGACCATGATAAATTTAGATTCTGTGCTACAGTACATGACTCTGTTGTGTGTGAAGTTCGAGAAGGGTACCTAGACGAGTTCGTACAGATAGCAAAGGGTTGCTTGGAAGAGCCGCGTATCAATGGGAGAGTAATCCCCTTATGTGAGGTAATGCCATTTGTTGCAGAATTTGAAGCTGGTGATACCTATGGAACTCTTAACGAATACAAAATATGAAAGAAGGTAACATTAATGGTAGATACTAATATCGAAGACGCTGAAATCGTTTCCGAAACTACAAACGAAGAAACAACTGCAGCACCTGAAAAGAAAGAACCGCATACCCTGATTGTAACACTGAAATACCCTGGACGTAATTTGACTGATAATTTTATCGGAATGGAATTTGAAATGCCTGAAGATAAAGTTACACCTGAATTATGTGAACGTATGATCCTTAACTATAAAGCAGTAACTCTTGCAGATAAACGTACTACGTTAGTCACTGCACGTTTACGTAATAACTTTATTATTACAGAAACCTCTACCTGCCTGCGCCCAGAGGACTATGATCCGGAGATGGGTACTCAAATCTGTATCCAAAAAATCAGAGATAAAATCTGGGGCTTTATGAGCTTTATGCTTGCCAGTGCAACTGTAACAAATACTAGATTAACAGAAGAATTGGTAGCATCGGGTGAATTAACAGCTGAAGATCTGCAAAAAGCTGAAGCTGAAGTACGTGCTGAATTAGCTGCAAAAGAAAACGTCGAAGAAACCCCAACATGTAACGGTGAGTGTACTGGATGTACCTGCCAACACGAAGAAGTAGTGGAAGACATTAAAGTCTCCAAACCTGAGAAACCAGAAATGGATAAGTAATTCGGTATAAGTAATATAGAGGAATAGATTACAAAGTCTATCCTCTATATTTTTTTAGGAGGTGGTTTTTATTGAGTACTTTATTTGTAACCCAATCTGTAACCCAATTTGTAACCTATCTGTAATACTAATTTTTAAGGGGTGGAACTCAAAATGTATATTAGAGATGCAGTAAATTATCTGCAACGGAAAAACGTATTTATTGTAAGAAAATTGAAAGAATATGGTCACTCAGGAGACCAGCTACATGTAATTAATATCCATGCAACTATTTTGGTAACCATGATTTACCAAGCAAGAGAAAGTGGTATTATTTGGCAAAAGTCATTTGCTGAAATTGTCAATTTGTTAAATGCTCCTGGGAATAACAGGTATCGTAATTTCTTGAGTTATCTGGTAGATTTAAAATTATTAGAAGTTATTAAATCGGGTACAGCAAATGTATACCAACCTGTAATGGGAGACAAAGAAGAATCTGAACCATTGTATATCCATAGTGATACAGGCAGCGAAATTGATATTTCTAATTTAGGTATGATGCAATCTCCTTGTTTCCCTATTACACTAGAAAATCATGCTAACAGTGAAGCTTATCAGCGTACATTAGATGATTGGGGCTTTACCTTAATTTCTTTTGATACAAATGATTTTATTGCAAATAAAACATTAAATATCATTAACTTCTTTGCATTGTCAAGAGATAATCATTTACTAAAAGGAACCTGGCTTGTTATTAACAAAGTACGGAAAATACCGTATGAATGGTTACGAAATTTCTGGCGGGATACAACTCCGGTTAATATTAACAACCATAAATTAAGCTATGCTACAAATAGAACTCTGCCAGATTTTAGACAACTTAGTGAAGCATTTTACGATCCGGCTACCCCCGATAGAGAACGCGGATTTGAATATGCTCAATTACTCAAAGACCTTTTTGCTAAAGAAGGAAAAGAATATGTAGATTTTCGGAAGAGATATCCACAGAATTTCATGGATGAAGATGAAACTGAAACCGTGTCAAAACTTCAATCAATTACGGTTCCGAGTCTTCCTGAAGGAATAGTTAAGCCACCTGCGGGAACAATTCAGCTTGTCGAAACTCCAACTAAACATCTAACATTTAAAACTCCAGTATTACAAGAAGTATACGAATTACTAATTTCGGATTTAAATGAGGATTTAAAATTAAAATTAATTAAAGCTTTGGTATAACAAAAAGAGGGCGTGGATATTTCCACGTCCTCACTCTTTTATCTTTATTTTTTTTTTACTTAACTAACTGTAGTTTTATGGTTCGTTGCACTCACTGTAGCCCCACAGCTTACCCCTGCGCCAGACCCAGCAACTTTTTTTCCGCCTACAGTAGTTTTACCTGATGCAGCAGGGCTTACAATTGTTTTACCTGAATGTCCGGGTAATGGATCAGGAGATACAGAGGAGCCTACATGTGCAACAGGTATTCCGTTAACTGTAGTTCGAGAAGAGCCCGAAGTAACTGCCCCGCCATGGGAATCCGGATCCCCTATAACTAATACCGCAGCCATAATATTTCTCCTCTCTTACGGTAATTTAACGCTATCTACACTCATACAGTTGAACTCACTAGCTGTAAAAGAAATTGTAGATGCAACTAATTTTACATTACGGGCTGCGTCCACATGCAAGAAATCATTACCATTTATTTTAAGATTGATAATACCTGCACGTTGACCAATTTGTAAGTCTACTACTGATGTACCCGCACGTTCACCAACTGTTCGCCTAAACCGAATAGTTGTATTTGTATTATTAGCACCGTCAACTTCAGCTTCAACATCCATTCCTCCGGCCTTTAGACGGAAGATACTACAAACATTTTCCCATACACAGTTTAACAGATTCCAAACGGAAGATAATTTACCTGGTGACATGATAATTTTTTTCATCATATCAGTTAATGATTCTTCTGATCCCATAGAATTAGTAGCTGACGAATTACCGGGTAAGGTAGCCTTATTAGCCATATCTGACGGACACCTGTTTGCAGTTGCACCCAATGGGCTCTTGAGGTCCGTATTAGCATCACTATTGATATTAAGCGGAGGAAACAATGAGATAATAGAAACCTCACCATTGTATTCTGTGTACCAACAGGGAGAACCTATACTTGGCGGTGTGATCGCGTAGGCTCCGTTTACAGGGTCGCAACGATTCATCGGGCATGATACGTTGGAAAGGTTCCCAGACCCATCATAGGGGGAGATTGTGGCTGTCATAGTATTAGGATCGTATCCAGTTACTACTGCCGGACGAAGATTACCATTTAAAGACCGTGCCATATACTGCTCAACTCACTTTCTATCCTAGGATACTATAACTAAATCTTTATCTATCGTATTACCGCCAACAGTTATAGTTTCTTTACCTGTTGGGGAATTTTGAGCAGCATCTTGGGTACGAGTATTCTCTGTAGTACCAGAAGACTCTATATTAGATGAGATCTCGCCAACACCAATACACCGACCATATACGATATTTAAGTTATCTAATATTTGGAAATTACCTGCACTCACACCTACATTAAAAGACGAGATTGCACATCTTTCAAAGTACAAAGTGCTAATTGTTTTATTTCTACTGGGATTTAAAAACATCGCCATTAAGCCAAACAGTGGTTTGTATAATGTAGATTGTGTGCTAAAATTCCAATTTGGAGAGATATGTAATCTATTGGAAAGACTTGAATAATCACCACATAATCTACTTATAGTCATTGATCCTGCAAGTGATTTCCCGGGGATTACAATAGTTTCTTCACATCTAAGTTCTTTAAATGTGGAAACATTGACCCCAGATGAAAAGCTGAATTGCTGGCATAATCCTATAGGAACCAGTTCAGCACCTATATCTAAATTAGCATAAATGGGATCCCCTGCGAACAGCAGCATAGAATCTGCTGTCGCAAAAGAATCCGGAGTAGTTTCCATTTCTACCCATCTAAACGAACCTGTTTCAACACCATTGCTAGATACCTGGGTATGGCTTGCATTACCTGCTACACCGTCACCTGTAAGTCCCAGTACTTGCAAAATAGTATTTACTGATTGTCCAGCTTTAAATATACGATTTAAGGAACTAGGCAACTGTGGTAAATTTACAAGTCCCAAGGTACTGGAACTGATGCCGCTGCGTAACTGGTTGTAGCTTTTTTTTAATGAGCTAGCATCAGATACTACCTTTGATGCACCAGTTAAAAATGTATTAACTTGGGAAGTAAATGACATTACAGGCCTCCATATTTAAAATTATAAACCTATCAAAGTGTCGTCACTCAGGGTAAAAGGTCCAATGCCTTTTAACGGACGCTGACGTTCAAAGTTTAAACTCATGCTGTCAATTACCTGGAACTGACCCGCACTTAATCCATTCTGATTACCTAAAAGAACACATTGTTCCAAGAAATTAATAGATGTTACACGCTGACGGGGATCTCGTTTAATTTCAATCAATCCAAAAGGAATCTTGAATAACAGAGAATTCATGCCACCTGCAGAAATAACACGATCAACATAGTCATCCAAATCTGCATCAAAAACATCCATAGATTGGGCGTTAAGGCCCTGGATCCATTGTTTATCAGTACCAGCAATACGATCTGTGATATCAGATAAACTATCGGTAGATTTAATCCAAATAAGGGTCGGACGATATAATGCTGCTACAAGAGAGTTGCCATGTACAGCAAGACGACTGATCATACCGCTGCCCATTGCAGTACCAGATGCACCGATTTTACGACTGGAACCAACCTCGCCAATAAACTGACCTGCGAGGCCTTCATTGTATGAGAACTGTTGGGCAATGCCCACCGGGTATAACGGGATGTCAGTAAAGGAATCCCCTACAGGAAGGAACGGAACAGTAGAGAGTAAAAGAGAGCTATCCGCTGTGACAAAATCGGTAGCGTCTGTATTCATCTCTACAAACTGTTTTCTATAATCGCTCCCATCTAACTGTTCAGGAGATAAAATGTTATTTGAAATTTGTGCCATTATTATTACTCCTTATTAGTACGAATCAATATGAGAGCCGAGAACGTCATCGTTTTCCCAGATAGGAACGATTTGCTCATAAATAAAACTAAAATTATCTACAACCAAGAAACTGCCTGCCTGGTATGCCCTGGAAATACCTTGACACAAACATTGCTCAAACATGTGACAAGAGAAAGAACGACCAGCAGGGTCACCTTCAAGAACGATGATGCCCTGGGGTGTACGTAATTTATCCAAGTTCAAACCGACAGCAGCGCCCCATTCTTTTTCTGTCCAATAGTTACGGTCAATACCAAAGGTCTTACCATACTTAGACAAAATATGTATTGGACTGTTACCATGTACTAACATCTTTGAAATACTGATGTTACCACCGCCAGAAGAGCCTACCATTGCACGTTTACGTCGAGAACCAATCTCTGCTTGTAACGCACTGGGTAAACTTTCTTGATAGCCAAAACTCTGCGTAAGACCAATAGGAGTAACTTTAGTTACCTGGTCATGAAGCCAAGAGTCTGCAACACAGATAAGTGTATTATCTGGTGTAATAAAATCTGTTGCAAGGCGTAACTGTTCAACCCAATTATAATGAGGTGCACCGTCATTGCTCAGGATTTCGTTAAGGGTCTGTTCCTTAACAACGCCACCCATAGATTTTAATGGGTTAATATTATAATCCGACAAGATTTTCACCTACCTATTAGTTATTCTTCAGGTTAATCATTTTATGAAGTTTACCAAACTCAGCTTCATTAGGTTTATTATTTTTTAACATAATTTCTCTGGCTTTAGCAAGCGCAGAACTTTGGCCTTTAGTTCCCTGCATTTTAGCTGCTTCCTGTAAACTAGGAAGAGCTTTTTTTAACCCCCGGGCAGTTGTCATAGGAAGATAGGCCGCTTCTTTCTTCTTGAAATGTTTGTATGCTAGTACCGCAGCGGGAGCTGCCGCAGCAAATCCGATTGCTACATTGCGTTGATGTTTAGCAGCATTAAAAGCTTTTTGTGCAGATTTCATATCTCTGGCATGAAGTACTTCGTCCACTCTATTTTTAAGAAAATGACCTTCAGCTTTAAGTCCTTCAAGTGCTGATTTAGCTGCTGTATATTTTCGTGCAGCAGTATTTGCAGCTAATGCACTGGACAAAATACCGACAGTAGCGGCAGAACGTTCAGTTTCATTTAAATCTGCAGCAGTTTTATTCCGATCGTCACTGGATAAAGCTTTATAGCCGCCATATGCTGCCATAGTACCAACGGTACCTTTACCTATATTAGAAGCAGTGTTTCTAACTGCGTTGCCACTGATCTGATGTTTGCCTACTGTAAGACCGTGTTGACCTACATCTTTGACAGTTTGTTTAGCCATACCACCTACTGCTTTAAAAATGCGACCTACATTTCCTACAATACTGGCTTCTTTTAATTTATTTAAAGTTTCAGACACGGTAGTTCCTCCTCTATTTTTACGATTCCGCCTATTTTCTACTCGAGAATAAAGATCGGCAGCTTGATTGTAAGTATCAAAAATTTCATCGCCAGGAGTATGCGGACTATTACTATCTGTAAAGTCATGTAAATGCTTGTTTGCACGCCGAAGCATACGATGATATCGGGCGGCAGTTTTTACTGCAGTTACATTTTTAACATCACTATTAACCTGGTTTTTATTTATTGTTGTAGATACCGCAGGAGTATTACTTTTAGAAGTTAACGGTTTAGGCATTTTGGGAGTTGTACTAAGAGTTGGAACTCCTTTAGGACGGGCAATACCTGACGCTGCTCTAAATGTATCTACAGTACCAGCTAGTTTTTCATAAAACATAAGTGTACTCCTGTTTATATCACGAACCAATTAAAGATTCGAGAATTTCTAAATTAGTATCAAACAACCCAAGGGGCATAAGGCCCCCAGGTTGCTTAATGTATTACGTTTAAACTTGCAGATATACATCCACGCCATTGACCGGATACGGGATCTCGATCTTAATAGTCGGGATGATTTTATCTGCTTTCTTTTCAATAGAAGTCAGGGTAGCAGCAGTTAGGATAGGACCAATATACTGATAAGAAGTGCTCATCATTTGATCACTGCAGCTATTAATAACCGTTGTACAATATTTCAAAGAAATTGTATTAACATTATATTTACCCAGAACATCTTTCAAGTTATCTTTGTAGAATTTAGATGCATAGTCAACAACGGCTACACAGCTATCTTCTGCAGTTTCTAACTGAGTAGTATCAGTTGTAGTCTGATAGAGGACATATGGCAATTCCTCGGGTTCGTCTTGACAAACCCAGAATACACCATTGCCAGCCATTTCAGCTAATTGATCGTCAGTAAACATTTTATTTGCTTTGAACACGCGTTTGATGCCACTGAGACCCATTGTAGAAAAACCTTGATGAGGTGGGAACCCAGCACGCATAGCACCCAAAGTTACACACAGGTAATAACCAGGCATCATTTCATCTACAGAGTTAATATTAAGCATAATGCTGTCAGGCATTACATAACGTAAACGTTTGTTAGAGAAAGATTCGGCTACACCGGAAATTGCGTCAGCAACACCCTGTGTATCCAGTACACGAACTACTTCGTAACGAACGTTAGTATTAGTAGCTACAGTTACTTTTTCTTCAGTTTCTACGTAACCTTCTGAAGTTCTATTCCATTTCAAGGTAGAAAATTCAGCTACACTATCATTAAGAACTTCCAGTAATTGTAAGGAATACTGATAAACATTCTGATCACTGTAAACATCCATGAAATCAGTTACACGTGCACGGTTAGTAATAAACATTCCATTAGCGGTATCTTTAAGATAACAATGATCATCATCGCCACCCTTTGCAAGTACACCATCATTTAATTCGATCATTACTTTCGTGGTGGGCATTGGCATATTCGCATACATAACACGCCATCTGCTCTTTTCCGGCTCACTCATTGTTTTACAGTGACTAGCATAGGAACTAATTACATCTTTGTCATCTGTAAGAGGAATAATTACATACACCTTTTCTGTGGTAGACAAGATATCCAATGCTTTTAAATATCCGTTTTTGTCGTCTGTATCAATTGGCAAGACTTTATAAGTCATATCACTTACTGCGGATGCAACAAGGCTGGCAGCTACAGACAGCGGGTTCTGCACATTGATTTTACCAAGCTGAGCTTCTGCTACAGACTGGCTGGTAATGGTCAAGAAATCATTAGCAATATCTTTACGCAGAGCACGGTAAGCAACTGCTACATCGGCAGTTACTACAACACCTGCAGTATCCAGTACAGAGGTGGAAATAGATGCACCAGTTTTAATAGTGAATTTATCACTTTTTGCAGTAACATACTGGCTTTCAAGCATTGTATCTTCTGGAGATACACGTTTTACTACTGCAGTAATAGTTGCACTTTCTTCGGGTTCAGGTAAGTTTTTCTTCAAAGTCAAAGTATTACCGTCAGAGCTTACTTTTTGTACTACTGCACTATAAGTCAATTCCCCGCTGGTTTCTTTATAGGTAATATCAATATAGTCCCCGGCTTTAATTACCGATTCAGAAAATGGATTTGTAGTAGCAGTAAGTGTAGTAATCGGACCACTATTATTTACAGTTACTGCACTGTATAATGTGGATGCTAATTGCGGCCATACTTTAACATAGATATTAGATAAGTTTACAACTACAGAATCTGTATCAATTACAGACCCTAACGCTTGATTTACATATGCACTAGTATAATCTGTATCAGACAATGTATAACTGCTGCAGGCTACATTAGTTTCTACCTGATAACACGGACCAACTATACACAGCTCGAAGAATGGAGTGGTAAGTTGCGGGTTTACAGTTAACAATTCCTGATATACACGCACGCTTGGAGTACGAAAAGCCATTGAGTACACCTTCCTTATATAAAAATATTAAAAAGTATTTTATCTTTCTTAGGTATATTATACCTGTTTAGTGTTTGGCATTGGTTGCCCAGGTTGGTATCCTTCAATAGTATCTTCTCGTGCACGGAATCGCAATGTTACTACATTGTCATCAATACCATCTGCGTTGGGATCATCAGAGATACCACCTTTACCTCCCCAGTTACCATTTTCGCCACCGGTGTTAGTGCCCCCGACCTCACCGATATTAATATCATTACCGTGCTCATCTTTATCGCCTGGTTTAGGAGGTATTCTATCTGGGTTAACAGGCTTCATTATAGTCTCAACAGACCTTAACAAAATACCTGCATCCACAGGGTTCCAGTGCCTACATAAGATAAAGGTATACGGAACAGTTACACTAGCCATATACTTGCCAGACCAACCAACCTGCGTCATCTGTTGAGCCGGGGATTGCTGAGGATTACCAAGGTTCTGAAGCTGAAGAATATTACCGACATCAGATTTTAACATCGCCATAAACATTGCAACTTCAAATGCCAGTTCGTCACTATCATCTTTACTAAATGAAATAACACTTATCTCTGTATAACTGTTAATAGTGAAATCCATTTTATAATCCCAGATAGCTTTCTGGGTAACCTTCTGACCTTCAATGATAGCCTGACGTTCCCTTGCTGAATATATACCACTGCCAAATCCTGAGGCATCTATTGTACATGGACCATTCCTGATTACAATATTAGGAACTGAATCCTGAACACGAGGATCTTCAGTGAAATCCGTTGCAATACTCAGCTTGGAGATCGAGTCGTCCGGATGCCATGGGTGTTCTGGGTGATTTGTGAAAAAATGCTGTAATGCAAGTAAAAAAAATGTATTTGCAATACGAGGAGTTAGTTTAGAAAAGGATTTCCCCATGACGTATATCTTCCTTCCTTGTATTAATTGGAATTCGTTGTAATAAATCAAAAAGATGAGAATCGTCATCTTGATGCTGTAATACTAATTCCTGCTTAGTTACTACTCGTTTATGTGTAGTAAGTGCAGATTGTGAAACATGCCATATATTACGGGTTGCACTATCCACAATAGCGTCACCTACGTTGATCCTGGGATATCCCGCTGTCCAGCCCTGTAATTGACCTGTAATAGCAGTGCCATCAAAAGGCTGAATAACAGCTACGTTCTCAGGAGATAGAGACATATAAATACCTATTGGATTAAAATAACCCCCAATAAACCCAGTGCTCAGACAGGTAGGACATGATGACCGAGTTCTTTGACCTCGAATCGAATCCCAACAGGTAGGGCATCTTTCCGAAGTCCGTTTCCTAATACACAAGTACATCAAGTTACCCGCATGACCTTCCTTTAACTGAATAAGATGCCGCCTAATAATTTCAGCGGCATAAAAGTTAGGCAGCTTTTCACTGGAGAATACTAGTGAGACTTTATCTATTTCTGGGAAATAAAATCTATAGTACACTACAGGAGTACGATAGAATGTTGTAATGGTATGGTTGTCTGTATAGAATGGAGGGTGATTTACACCTACCCGGGTTAATTCAGTAAAACCCTCTCGTGGTGAATCAGACCACTCCAGTAATGCATACGAATCAGTAGTTGGGAAATATTCTCGAGGCAACTCGTTCCAACTGATACCCATTATACGTGGAGAAAACATATGAGCTTCTATTTTTATAGACGTATCTACACGAGTTTCTGCTGTATAAATAGTATTATCCAAGCTCATAGTTATTCATCTCCTGTATTAAGCCACAGCGGTAAACACGGTCCGTCATAGCATCCCAGTGCCATATACGTAGAAGTATAATAGGATTGGATATCTTCTATAGAAGCTTCTGTACCGTTATAACGAGCATTGATTTTATATGTGGCTTTAATATAAGTTGTCTGAAGGCCTGCAATGGGGATATAGGTATCCAAGATCGTCTGCTTATGAATAAATCCTTCCTGGCCATATAACGGTTCACCATAAGGACCATGACCATAAGGTCTACCTGCAGGACTGCCTTCTGGAATAGGATCTCCTGGATATTTTAAAATTGGAGGACTCGGAACATATGTAGAAGGAGTTCCCTCACGGTCAGCTCCTGGTAATGTATAGTACTCTATTGAAAAGTTTATTAACCCGGACATCGCAGATGTCTTTCGAGGTATTAAACTATGGAAAGTAATCAAAACAACTTCATCAGGCGCAATATCCCCAATTTTAGCAGAAGTTTCTGCATAGACTGCAAGTGGAGTAGATACCTTAAAATAGTTGTTCAAGTCACTAGTTTCTCTAATAAGTGTACCCTGAGCAAGTTCATCACCAACGTTCTTTAAATAAACATCCTGATTCATTACTTCCCCAGTATCACCATTTAGGCCAGTCCGTAACCCTAAAGACATTGAATATGAAATCGTTTCAAAAAACAATTCCTCAGTACACTCGGGATCCCAGTAGCATTTGATATTTGCACTCATTCTGCCACCTCCCGAGTATCAGTATACGGATTATAGAATACAGTATCTATATCTGGCAATGTATAATAATCAACAATAATCGTTAAACTATAATTAATATTAGACGTCCACCGAGGTACTGAAACCTTAAATGTTACTGGAATAATTTCCTGTTCCTTTAAGTCCCCCAATTTTAAACCATTAGATACTTCTTCTGAACCTTCTATACTAAATGATACATAATCTCGTATATCAGATTCCTTATAGATATAAGTGTTCAGGGATGCACGGGTACCTGTGTTCTTCAGGTACAACACTGTAGACCAGTCTGCACCTGTATTCCCGTTTATACCCTCAAAAGGAGCTAATCGTAGCAAATATGTACCTACAGATGCAAACGATAATTCTTTTGTACATTCTGGATCAGTAAAACATTGAATATTTGCCGTCATAGGTAACTCCTTTCTATCGCTTTGATGCTCCCTGAGTTAATATAGGTCTATCTTTTGCATTATACTCTTTTGTTTTTGATGCAATATCTGAACCTACAAAAGCAGTAGTAGCAGTAGGACCTATGGCTTTCTTTGCTGCTGACATAGTTAAAGAACCAATAGATGCACGTTTTTCAGCGTACACATTTGCTGCTACTAATTTCATAGCAACTTTCTGCATACCCGGTTCTACTGCGTCATACATTGCTAAAACAGTTGATACTCTATTATCTGCAGGCAAGCTATTGTAAAGATCATATGCTTCATGTGCTAATTTTTTAGGAACGAGATACGCCTCATTACCCATTGTTTCTGATGCAGTCTTTACAAAATCATTTAAACCTACAGAATCGAAATATGATGACGTTTTTGCCATTATATAGTCCTCTTTTTGTTTCTGTAATTTTTCATAAGATTCTTTGGAAGCTCTACGTAATCCATATCTAAATCCCTGAAGTGTTCCAATAGTACCTGTAGCAGCTAATCCGGCACGTGCTAAAGATTTAGATACAGTTGTAGGATTTTTAAAATAACGGTGCCCAATGCCTTCAAGTGCAAGAGTGCCAAACCCCGCAGCAGCACCGCTAGTAAACATAACTTTTTTGTTTTTTTCGTCTAAAGTTTGTAATGACATTTTAGCACAATGCTCCATAACAATTATTAATGTTTAACGCACGTTTAGATGATTGGACTGCTGCTTCAAAACGCTGTTGGGCTTCTTGTCTTAAAGCAATAAACTGAGGGCTTTTATAGTAAACAGTAGATTGTACACCACCATCGCTATAACTCATCTCACCCCGTAATTCTACAAGTGCGGTTAACTTTAGAGCTTCTACTACTGCGCCGTCAAGCAATAATCTCCGTTTAGGAAAATTAGCCAAAGTATATACCTGACCAACATCTGGCGGTGTTTCGTTAAAGTATGCCAGTGCCCAGTCTAAACATTTCCAAAGCATTTCGTCAGTCAGATGCTCCATGTATAACGGAATATTCTTATCTGGATAATCCATCAAAGCTAATCGAACATCCATGGGAGTAACTATTGCTTTGCGTTCTAATGTTTCACTGATCGCAAGTGTTGTACTGTCGACATCTTTCTTTTTGATCTCAGTCATAATAGTTCTCCTTATTTACTAACTAAATTAACTGCCGGAAACTCAATGGGTCTAACTGGTGATATTTTATTCGCTACATTAGGTATATACTTTTTAGGTTTTATAGTATTTGCTGCTGTCATCATATCTTTTTTTACTTTAGAGACCGCTGACCCTAATGGCCAACTACGTATTACATTGGTTTGCAGTGCCATATACGAATCTCCTTAATTTATAAATAAGAAAAAGCCGCCGCCGAAAATAGCGACGGCCTTATCTGGCCTAGGAGCAAATGTTACAATAACTCCCTATGTTTTATTGTTAGCGTACGCTAGCAGCGAAATGTTGCAAAGCGGACGGAACAGCGCCACCTACAGCAGCACCCAGAGCAGCACCGCCAATAGCAGCTTTAGCAGCATTACCAGGAGCTAAATACTTACCTGCAGCAAGCAAACCTGCAGTAGCACCCAACGCGCCACCAATAGTGGAACCCGCGATAGGAGCATATTCAGCAGCTTCTTTTTCCAATGCTTCTAAAGTATTAAAGTACGCATCAGATTCATTCCACAGATCTTCAGCAAAAGCAATTTTTTCCATTGCATCATTGTAAACATTTATTGCATATTCAGCAGCAGCATAAGCTTCGTCAGGAGTAACTCCAGTCTCTTCAACAGATGCCAGTTTGTTTACATAATCCATGTCAAAACCATGTTCTTCAGCGCTTGCTTCTTTTTTGCGATTATAAGCATATAAAGCAGCACCTGCAGCCGCAGCAGCCCCTGCGCCACCAAGAGATTTTTTATGTTTCTTCAAGAATTCCATAGCAGCTTGGCGACCACCTTTGCTTGCAGGAAACATTTTGGCTTCTTCAGCAGCAGTTTTAGCCTGTACACACTGAGCTTTCATTTTAGCTTTAGCAAGAGCAGCGGCATCTACAGAACTTCCATAAACCTGCATACCCGGGGAAGCCGGATTAGCAGTTACATTGTTAGTCATACCAGGAACAGGTTCAGACCCTGCTTCAGGAACGGGTTTCTTCTCTAAAGGAATTGTCATGTCTGCCGCTTTCTTTACTAATTGACAAACATCATTTAATTCTTTATTAATCATTGTATGTTCAATCTCCTTATCATGTTCAAGATTCGGGGTAATAGCTGCTTCTTTCTTAGGTATAAAGCTACCAACTAATCCACCAACTAACCCGCCGTAAGTTGCAGATGCAAGAGCTGATACTACACGGTTGTTTTTAGGCAATCTCTTTGTAAGAAGCGGTTGCATAAGATTTGCACCTGTAAAAAGAAGCGCTCCAGCTTTAGCCCCAGTCCCTATATGGGTACTCTTGTTAGCGGGTTCTAGTAGTTGAGGTTGATGTTGTTCCATTTATTATTCCTTAGCCGTAGTTTTAGCCTTGGTGTTTTTTTCAACTTTAGTGGAAGCAGCTTTAGATTCAACTTCTACTTCAGCCACTTTAGCTTTAGCAGCTTTCTGCGGAGCAGGAGTTTCTACAGGTTTCGCTTCAGCAGCTTTTTCTGTACGAGGACCTGTAGAGAGGGCACCTGTATCTACACCTACAGTCTTAACGATTTTACCCGGGATATCCGTTTTAGTCTTACCATTCTCGCGTACAACCGATACAAGCTGTGCTCGTTCCAAGTTGCCAACACGAGAAATAAGATCAGGAGTATCAGGGATATAACGGTTAACTTCTTCAGGTGCCAAGTTGATAATACCATTAATACCCAACCGGCTTTTTGTTAAATTCGTTACGTACATTGTATTCCCTCACAATCGTGTTTAAATTTAGTAAAAATGCACAAGGCCGCCCCTCTAAACCAGGATCATTTAAGTTAGTCCAGCCGATCTAACACCTGTGCAACGTGCGTTAAAATATAAGATTAAGCAGTTAACTCGATCTTAGCAATACCGTTGTCATTGCCGATAGCAATACCAATGGTTTCCCACAGATACATGGAGAATTTATTGCCTTTGGTTTCCATGAATGCTTGAACGTCTCTCAGGATATCAAATACGCCAAGGTATTCTGGAGTGGAGAACAGATAGATATGACCAGGTTTAACAACATCCTGTTTGATAGTACGGATGAAGTTATGACCCATCAGTTTAGTATAGCTGTAACCGTTGTGGATGATATCTTCCATTACAGCAGAACCAGCGGCACCCTGTTGCAATTGCAAAAGGCTCATCCAGTCAACTTCATTGATAAGAATAGTTCCGATCGGCACTTCGCGTTTAGCCAGGATTTTCAGACCTTCTGCCAAGATAGCCGGAGTGAACGGACCAGCAACTTTATACAAAGCACTGCCTTCTTTTTCAGTTTCTTTCTTGGTGATAATATTGTCTGCTGCAGTTACAAACAGACTATCTTCTACGCGTTGCAGATCTTTCAGATAGTTCTCTTGAATGATTTGTTTAATAGGAACGCGATAGGTTTGAAGCTCTTCGATAACTTTGGTGAATTCTTCAGACTGAATAGTAGTATAGAATACCTGGAATTTAGAACCAGTATAATATCTCTGTTGGGTCTGTTCACGGAAAGTAACAGGATAAGCTTCAGATACTTTATCTTTGTGGATGATACGCATCGGGGAATCAGAATCAACAGCCTGATCCAGATCTGCGGAGGTAATCATCTTAGGCGGTAAAATTTTGCGGGCAAAAGAACCCTCACGGATTTTAACACGACAGAAGTCGGTTGCGATGCCTGCCATTTTTTCAAGGCCTTCATTGGTAACAACTTTTTGTACAAAAGCGGTATTGTCTAATACAGCTTGATCAGCATTTTGAACGATCATGTAAATTTACACCTTCCTTGTTATACTGTGTGTAACAATTAGTTTAAAACGAATTGCACAAGTTTCTTGGCAGCATCATATTTAACAACAAAGCCAATAACCGGAGCATCATCAGCAGCCAGATTCAAAACACCGTCTTTAATAGTAAGCGCTTTACCCGGAGTAAAGGACACTGCAGCAAATTTATCAGTTTCCAATACACCGCTATTAGCAGTTACAACGTCTACTCGACCCAGAACACGGTTATCATATGCAGTTACATTGTTTTGGTATACTGGAAAAGTAGCACCCTGGGTAGCAATATCATATGCACCAGTTTGTTTAATCAAGGTACCATCAGTATCGAATACTACCCAATCGCCAGGCTCCAGTTGAACACCTGCTTTAAATTCATAGGATTTGATATTAGCGGTTGTATATCCGCTCAAAACGTTAAGCATTAGGAATTCTCCTCCTTAGTTTCTTATGTGTTTTTTACTCGTAGAGTGCTCTATCGAATGCGTCACCAGCAATATTACTGTTAAACATTTCGCTAGAAACCTCACCCAGTTCACCAGAAGAGTGACGGGCAGGGAGTTCAAGTGCGGCAGTTTTTAACGTCGCAATCTTGTGAGGATTTTCCATTAAAGATTCTGTAAATGTTTCACGTTGATCTTCTGCAAGTAACCCTCTATCAATTAGTTCATCTGCAGTTGCTGCAGCTTCTTTTTTTAAATTAACATTATATTCAAGCATACTAGCTGCTTTTGTTAATAAGGAGGCTGCATGCAGAAGTTGATCTCTTACTTCAGGATTCATTATGCGTTTGTACCTCCTTGAGATTTGTTTGAACGATTTCTCTGTAGGATCTCGTCTGCTTTTGTGAAAGCTAAGCCTGTTACCAGGGGAGCCGACACAGCTTTTACTGGAGCACTTACGCTTGCACGATCCAATTGCTGGGTAAGACCCTGACCAGATTTATTATGTAAATCATGCATTATCTTACCACTAGAAGTCTGTTTGACCGGGATCGTACTTCCTCTGATATCTGTAAATATTTTATATCGTAATGAGTTTTTATCAGCATTACCTCTAAGTAACGCGCCTAAACCGGTGTCTACCTGACTCATTCGATATTTTAATTTTTGCAGACCTTTCTGAGTAGCACGTGCACCAAAAGCACCTTTATCTGCTAGTGCACCGATAACCCAGTTATGCATTGTAAACCCAGGATCTTTCGCTGCCAATACATGATGGGGACGTGTGCGTTTTATTTCATCTACCACAAGGTTCTTTTGCGATTTAGCAAAATTAGCAAGGGTATTTAGAAATGCGGCAGATTTTTCTTTACTCATTTTAGCCTTCTAAACCCAGGCCTGCAATCACGCCGTCCATATATTCAGAGCGAGAGCTGGAAGCCGGAGCAGAAATGCTAGCAGTCTTATCCAGTAACAGAGATTCATCATTTGCACACTTCTCAAGGATTTCAGCAGTTTCACGCATTTCTTGGATCAATTGCTCATCCATTGTGCAGTTGTTAGGCATATGACGTTATCTCCTTTCTTATGTTAGCCCTGGGCTTGAATAGCAGATGCAGCTTGGCTTACGATAGCAGCAGCTTCAGCGACCTGAGCATGCAATTCCGGGTCTTCAATGTGTTCTGCAGCTTGGCGTGCAAGCTCGATGTTTTCACCTGCAGTACGCAGAGATTGGATACCAGTGTTAGCATCACCCATGTCAATGGAAGCCAAAGCATCGTTAGCAGACTGTACAGCCAGTACTGCATGAGATTTACCAGCTTCACGTACTTGGTCAGCACCAGCATCTACAGTAGATTGCAAGTTGGCACCACCAGTTTGCGGGGAATACTCTTCAGCGATTTTGGTAAAAGCGTCAGTAACAGCAGCATCAATCAGGTCTTTCAAAGATGCTTCTTTTACTACTTCGTCCTCCGGGTTAAAACCAAGGGATTGAGCCATGCGGCTAGCGAACGTATCGAACATTTGGTTACCAGCAATATCACCAGTATAGCCAGCTACTTTCACCAAACGTTCAGCATCTTGAATGCCTTGCTCGTGAGCGGTTTTCATTAAAGCCTCATTTCCAGAGTCTACACCAGCGCGTGCGGATTTAACCAACTCATTAAGTGTTAATTTCTTAGACATACTTATGTGCACCATCCTTACAAAAATTTAACTTATCAATAATTTGAATCTTTTCTTTAGTTCTGTAACATATTATACCTGGACTGTCTATTTCAGGAAGACGTAAATTGATTTATTATTTTTTGATCAATTGCCTGGTCTACTATGCTACTCAGGATCGAATGTCTCCTTCCACGCAATATTATACCTGGAACGGCGGCATTTGCGAAATCTGAAACTTTATCCGAAAATTCCGCTATTTTTTCAACGTCTTCTTCTGGGATATCATAGTCTATATCATCGGGCAGCTCAATAGCTGCATGTTTCTTTAACGCATAGTTTATAGCTACTGGAGCTATCAGTGATAACATATCGGGATTCTCTGCCACATATCGCTCTGCAAAGTTTAGGTCTTTACCATGATTGTATTGATTACGGTAGTGCCCAGCAAGTAAATGTACCCCAACGAAAGGCAGTGCAATCTTACCCCCAAAGCTTTTTATAAAGCCTGCAGTTTTTACTCTGCCATTTTCTTGTCCGCCAGGTTTTCTGGAATCAAGTTTCTGAGCAACAAGACCTGCGAGCAACGCTACTAGTGCCATGTTCTTAGGGTCTTTTAAAATAGTATCCAATGCCCCATGAGTTTTATATGCTGCGTATAAAGCACCCAAAGTTAATCCAGTTTTAACTGGTCCCATATGCGGTTCTTTGAGCTTAGGTCTTAATTTCTGTTCCTCAACCTGTACAGGACTCATCATAACCGGCGTTTGAGCATATGAATTTCGATATACTGGAATAGCATCAATAGATTGATTGATCTCTGTATAAGGCGCCGGACGACGTACATGACCGAAATTCAAGTTAGGATTTAAGTCATAATATGCCATTGGCACATTCATATTTAATGCTGCAGAAGTTTTTACCTTATCCATACGGTGCATAACTGCAGGTAAAAACGAAGATCGATCCATCAAGAATTTTTCAAGTAAAGAACCAATCTCTTTCTGGTAATGACCATGAGGAATTTGGTTAGCAGGTCTAGCTGCTCTAACCCCTGCAAGTACATCGTCGAACTTCTCAAGCGGGATACCGTTCTGTACTATAATAATACGGGTAAATTCTCTTGGCTTCATTGGAATCGCGTTTAAAAAGAAACTATGCAATATATCTTCAATAGAATGACGGCGTGCCATTCTATCTAATAATGCTGCTGGAAGATCAGGTTCTACCTTTTCTAAAGCAGGTAGAGCTTCCTCTATACCTTTCTGCAGTACACGTACAGCCTGCGCCCGGATCCGCTTTACCATTGCAAGCTTTTCCTGTTCTTCCCGATCATTTAATGTTGCAGCTATCTTTTGCATGTCATCGTTATCCGGGATAGCAAAGATTGCTTCGTCAGGAGTAGGAGCTAATGGTATCAGACTTGTTTCAAGCTCACTGCCTAAGTGCTCAAACAGTTCTGCATTTTTCTCCATGAGAGACACTGCGGAATCAGTACTTGCAACTTTATTCAGTACATAAGCAATTTTATCTGCCCGTCTGCGTACAATACTAATATCAAAGAACGTTGGATTTACATTTATCATGTATGCTTGTTTACCATCAGGGTACACTTCACGTTTATGATACTTGATATGTTCACAATAGGGGTTCTTGGCAGTTGCTTTATTCCCACAGATACTGCATACATCAAAGCGAACCCTACAATTATGCACTGCTACGTTTTCCGCAACAAAGGATTCGTCTTCCTCGACAGACAGATTATATACTGGGGTATCTGCGATATCTTCTACTGCAATGTTAGTAACTTCGCCGCACTCAAACACCGTATATGAAGATTCTTCGTAAGGATTTTGAATAACACGGTCTCCCAGTTTAATATTTTGAGCATCTACCCAATCAAGGCTAGCCTCAGCCTGATCTATGGCGGTATTTAAATCCAAATACACTAGAATAGGGTGTTCCTGAGTTGCAGTAATAGTATGTTCTGGAATATTTGGTGTAGCAGCTATTGTAAAAGTATACATTTTACCTGTATACCGATGAGTCATAGCCGTTACAACTTTACGGGGTCTACCCATATGTGTTCTAACACTCTCGCCGGGTGCAACAGTTTCAATTGGCTTCTGGCTTCCATCTGCCATGGTAATCAGTGTACCTGCAGGGAAACACCCCATCGACACTTCCAGTTGTTCACCTGCATCTTGGCGACGAATAAATTCCTCACCTTTGATTTTATCCAAAGCCAGGATCAGCTCTACCCGATGCATTTTAGGATTATACCAGGAGAACACTACGTTACCAAAGCTAGGACTGGTAGGCTTATTATCATGCTCTTTAAATACTTTCGCCTGTTCTACAAAGGTATGATGTCTGGCAATCAAATCTTTTTCAGGGAAATAATCGCCGTTAACATTGCAACCATAGTATTCACCGGCACCCATTGCAATTACATGTAAATAAGTGAAACCCGGATTCGGCTTGAAAGACTCTAAGAAGGAGGCTATGTCTGCACCTTGGCTTTTAAGTTCGTCAAAGTTGGCTAACTTAATACGTTGTTCGCCCGTAGCTTCAAACGTACTACCAAGTGAATATTTTTTACCTAACATAGGTCGTGCCTCCTTAATCTTATTTGTTTAATAATGCTTTTGCTACAAACTCACCCATAAGTTCTCGACCTAAGAACTGAGATGCGACTTTGGTATGATTTGCTAACCCATCCGGAACACCAAGTCCAGACTCAAAGCCTGCAAGATAAGCATCTAAATATAATTCTTCACCAGCTTTTTCAGCGGCTGTCTTTTCATAAGTGCCAGCAATCATCATGCCAAGACCCTGATATACATTAACATCTTCCATTACACTTGGCCTCCTTGCATTTTTTGCTGTTTAGCTTCTCGGGCATAAATATCTGCCATAACCTTACCGAAGCTTTTACCCGTACTCTCAGCTACACCTTTTACAGCAGTGTTAACCAGTGAATCCGAGAATACACGTTTGGCCTGATTATTACGCAACATTGAGCCTTCAAGATCAGTCAAGCTTGAGAAAATGCTTGCGTTCATATGACCTTGTGCATCAATCATGGTTTCCAGATAATTAGCTAAAAGCAATGGCTCGCCTGCAACAGTAGGAGACGATTTAATAACTAAGGGCATATATTTCTTCAATGTTTCATAACCATGCATCTGCAGTGACGGTGACATTGCAATTGCGTCTTTCAATGATTTATCGTATTTAGTCTGTGCAAGCAGGCCTTTAGCGGCATCAATACCTGCACCTACACCATACGCAACTGCACCGACTGCAGAGGCACCTACACCACTCCAAAATGCTTGACGTGCGGGTTCCGGAACTTTAGATAAGAAGTTAAATGCTGCTGCTGTCTTTTCTGTTTCCTCATCTGCGCGTGCAAACTCTACCGGAGCAGAGGCAATCTTTACAGGTTTTACATTTTTCACAGGTGCTACCCTCCCTAAAATCTTGGTATTCATACCTGGGACATTAGACTTGGGAATTGTAATTTTTGAAATCATAGTCTACTCCTGGATAATATCAAGAATCTTTTGAAATTTATTTGTTAACTGAGACTCATGTGCAAACTTGGTTTTAATAACATCCTTTGCACGTTCAAGGATTCGAGCATCTTCTACTTCGTGAGCCATTTTGATCGTAACTTCATCGTAGATATTACGAATCAGGTTCGATTCCTCTGGGTACATATTAAGCAGTTCAGCTTCAGAGCTTGCAATAGATTGAGTCCCTGCAAGCGATGCTTGTTTGATATGATCCATAAATCCTGTGATAGCCTCAGAGAACCGCATCTCTCTATCCAGGTTTTCACGTGCAAGTTCAGATGCAGTCTTTGTAACAGTCTCAAATGCCCGATGCATCATACGTACATCTTTGTCAATTGCACTGTCATACGCTGTTTCAGCAGCGACTTTCAAGAACTCTTCATCCATACCAAAGATATCTTCAGCAGAAATGTTATCTACACGACTTCTATGTTTGCGTGGTGCACTAGCTTCCTTTTGAACACTGGCTGCTTTGAATAAACCTTCGTCAGCACCGCAATCATCTGCATGTTTTGCTACTCTTGCTGTTTTTACAGAAGCAGTTTTAATACCAAGTACGACCTCAGGACTTGCTACCTCGAACTCTGTCGATTCCGGGAATACCCTGAGAAAAGCTTCGGTATTTGTACGTTCTATTAAACGTGCTGTTTGATCTTGGTTCAACCCTATCTCACTTGCTTTCTTTGTAACACCTTCGTTCAAGGATACCCCGTTCTCAAGATATTCTGAAACGATATCCTGTGCTGCAGCACGCAAGGAGCTATCAGTTACACTTGCCAAATCAATTCAACTCCTCTCTTTTCTATTCTAAGTCATCAATGGATCTCTGCGGAGCTTTAGAAGTTTGAAGAGCAATCGTAAGCTCTCTAATACCACCTGTACCTTTTGCAGAACTTTTAAGCTCTCTGTAAATATCCAATGTATATTTTGCCCAACCCTGTGCGATCTTGTGATCTTCGTTATCTCCGGATTTTATTTTCTCCAGGATAACCTGATACGCGTCACCAAATATTGTTTGAAGCGCGGAATCAAGTCTGATCCGGCTGGGCATATTAAATTCTTTTACACGAACATACTCAAAGCCGCGCTCAAAGATCAAACGCTTGATCCTTGCATCGTCACCCGTTGTTCCCCGTGTAATATACGCAAGCCTGTCTGCGTCACTTCTCCAGACAGAGATATCAAAGAATACCTGTGCATAAGTTTGAACGATCGACAGGTCATATTTGAGTTCCTGAGCAATGTCTTGTGGGATATCACCACACATCAACATACCCTCGATAAGCTGTCGGGCTTTTACATCACAAAATATACTTAAACATGACGCTATTTTAAACTCATTATCTTTGTAATCCTCATGAGTCAATGCTATAATAATCTCGTCAGTAAGTTCATCGTTGACAGGATAGGGGATATAAACGTCTATTTTCTCAGATAGCCCAAACGCTGGTAACGTAATCTCACTAACTGTATCAAGAGAGGCCGTCTTAGACTCTCGGATATCTGCTATAGCTTTATACATACGCCATGATGGATGCCGAATCTTACTAGATTTATACTGATCTAATATTGACATGTACGGACCTCACCTCCTTTGCGGTTAGTGTAGTCTATTTAAGCTACCTGGACATTGTTTATGCCTAAACGGTCAGCTACGTCTGTCATTTTATTCATTGCAACCTGTAAATCACTTTCTGATAAATAATCCAGAGAACCCTGACGGACCAGGAACAATAACTGACTTAAATGACTGATTGCATTCAAAATACTGTCACTAGCTCTCATTAAGGTTTCCTGACCAGACAAGTTGGACAGTGCCAAATTGCCTGTTAAGTACGCATCCATAACCTGAGGGTCATTGACCTGAATGATATTCTCCAAATCCTTAGATGATACAGGATTATTCACTGACGGACCAGGAATTGACATCTGATCTCTCGGGTCAAGGAATGGATTCGGAAGCATCATCGGATCCTCACCATAAGTATCATCTGTACCAGACTTAGTACCCTTAGTATTTGTAGCCTTATCGGTTTTACTATCCTTAACCTGGCTTTTATCCGGATTATCATTTCGAGCTGCAGTTTTCACATCTGTAAATACTGTAGTAAATTCGCATCGACCGGTTTCAAACGCAACTTTACAAACTTCTTTTGCATCTTCATAACTCGATGCATATTTAGTCATAAGGGCATACGGGCAATTTACAATAGTATGAGAAGTGCCATCCACAATCAGGTCACCCATTTCATTTCTGGTAACAACACCGTTTACACCTGTAGTCATAATGCTTCGATCGATTTCTTCCGGATACATAACTCCCAAAATATTATCAGTTACTTCATATAATTGCTCACTGTTATTCAGAGTTATACTTTTGCTGGTATGTGCAACCAGGTCATAAACTGTAAGCGCAATTTTATTACCTAAAGAAAATACTTCCTGGACTTTATAAAAACCATTAACATATCCATTATCATCGATACACAATGCTACCATATCAATAGCCGGATCAGATGGTTCAGACGCCATAACTAATGCTTTCCCTGAGATAGGAACACGCACTGTGGTTTTTATCCCTGTTTGGATAGCATACCCTTCAGTAGATACAAATAGTTCATATTTACCGCGGAACGAATTGGAAGCCAGGTCCGGCTTGTTAAACGAAGATGGGCTAGTATACGGTGGATAAAAAGTACCAGACCCACTAGTATCATATGGGGATAAGCTTCTAATAGCATTATTGTCAAATAACAAACCATGAACTGTACGGCCATCTTTAAGGATTGCAGAAGTCAAAGATATATCACTCGGAGCTACTGTAGGTGAAACACTATCTGCATCTTCAGTATCTGCAAAGGGATTACGGTCTACCACTAAATCGCTGGGAGACTTGGGGATTATGAGTGATGCTACTTTCTCCCGGCTATCGCGTACAATTGGAATACCTGCAAACAGATTGCTGCGTTCTTCGTCAGTTACATGAGCCAACTTACAGAACTCACTCACCTGAGCTGCAGTAACTTCGTCACCATTAGCATAAAAACTATCACGGTCTTTCCATACAACAGTTAATTCCGGAATCTCCGGAGCAGCCGCAACTTTCTCTACTACTTCATTTGCTTTATCATAAATAGCTGTCAAGCCCTCAGGTAAATTCTCTACCATCCAATTAACTACTGACGCACTTTTACTAATCTCTTCGAGCAGTTCTTTGGCGGCTTCAACACTTGCGTACTTAGTAGCATCAACTGTTTTAAACCGTTTTACTTTGCGGGATGGACCTTCGTAGTCATCTTCAGATTCTGTAGTACGCTGTGCAGGTTCACCGAGAACATTATCAGCATAGATTTTATCTAAAAACAAGGGGGACAATGGATAAAATTTAACATCGTTGGTATTGCCTTTAACTGCTACTATATCAACTGGGGCAAGTTTATTACCCTTAACGATAATCGGCGCTGACGCAACTCCGTTGAGTAAATCTATCATACCTTCTGCATCGCCTGTGGCAGGATCAATTCTTGACCAGGTAATCGAACTAATAAAACTAGGAATACCAGGGATTTTCCTCGCTATATTCTCAAGTACCGCATTGTTCCACATGGACATATCAGGAGGTAACTCATACCATAATTCAGAATTCATATTTCAGCCTCCATAAGAGTACAATTTCTTTATGTAGTATATTATACCTGTTAATTAAAACCGCCAGCGCGACGAACACCTTCAATCACACCTGTTAAAAACTGTCCCGAACGATTAGCTGCTACTAGCGCAGTTGCTCCGGATTTACTTTCAGGAGTTAATTCTCGAATATTAAGTGTGGGATATTTATCCTCAATGCGTTTAGCCAGTGCCTTATAGGTAATAAAAAATCCAGGAGTACCCTTGAGGATCTGTGCAAATGCACGAGCTTTAGACTCTACACCCGGTGCAGCTACCAACCTGCCGATGTTAGTAATCTTAGTCGGGGCACCTGCCAAGTTACTAACTATAATAGGAATTGCAGATTTACGGATCATAAGTTCTGACGTCGAAAGTTCTGCCCCCTTTTCTACCTCGTCTTTTGTCATTACTGCATGGTCTGGGACCAAATACATAGCAGCAACTGCCTCGGCCAGACTAATGCCAACAGATTTAAGAATAGGTGCAATAGTAGGCCATGCGGCTATCGCTTTTTGCATGAGTTTGTTTAACAGACCACCAGATGCGGCTTGCTCAGCCATCATTGGTGTAAACATTGTGGGATTTGCCATTGTTAATAAGCCTCCTTCCTTTAATATTTACCAGATTCACCCTTACCAAACGTAGCACCTCTTGCATACGCAGGGATCGGATGATAAGAATGAAGCGGGCTACTAGACCGTGTAGCCGCATTTTCAATGAGTTCACCTTTAAGGTATTTGAACCCAAAGTTTGCAAGCCAATCACGTTTATAGGTCGGGGACTTATTAGTGCCCTTCTGGAACGGAACATATTTAGGTGCTTTCTTACGGGGATTCTTACGAATATCTGCTACTAACTGATTATACTCGACTACATCGCCTTCAATGTAGTCATCGAAATCACCTGGGTCTGTGATCTGGACATAGTTTACCAAACCACGGGCAATGACCTCAAAGTTTTTCTTTACAGAATCGATTCCTGCACGGTCATATAAGTTAGATACATTGTTGATAAATGCGGAACGACCATAGTCAATGCCTTTATAAGGTACGATCTTACCTAAATTCAAGATACCGTCAGTCAATGGGTCACCTGCTGTTATATTATCACCAAGTTTAACCTTGAGCTGACGCGTCGGAGGAATGTAATACTTCTTCCTGCCAATAAATACGTTCATACCACCTGCGGCTGCGTTCTCTATCTTGGTAACTGTACCCGTCACTTCTGAAATAACTGCAGCGCCACTGAACTTAGTACTCATATTAAAGAACGACTTAACAGTATTCAAACCTACTGCATCGCCTGCCGCAGTACCCGCGGTATGCTTGGCGGATAAGCCTAACTGAGTGAATGGTTCTGAAATCGCATGAGCACTAACTACACCTACGTTCTCTCCAATATCAGGGAACTTCAGCTTCTCGTTATACCCATAGCACATTTGACAAACACCTTCACGTGCCTCACAGGTAGCCGGGCTGCGTACTGTGATTTCCTTGATACCACGTTTCTTTAACTGTTCGTAATAGTTAGCATCGATAAACTTGTTGGTCCTGGCTTCTACACGGTTAATAACGTTTACAGTATCATCTATATTCCGAGTAATACCTCTGCGAGTACCACAGTCCCTCTGGGATATTACCACGTCAAGCACGTTGCCGATCAATTCTTTCGCCAAAGCACCTGCCGGAGCTACGGATAACTTTGCACCTACTGTGCCTTTACGAGTACCATAGCTGGAAATCCAATAGTCAGAAGGACTCAGACCTTCATTGTAAGACTTGTGGATCAGTGACGGGATAAGTTTATTCTTCGGGTCTGCTACTACAGTAGGAGATGCAATGATCTGCAATATCTGACCTTTAGAACCTTTGGAACCCGTATAGGCCCATTGCTGAAACGTATTGTCCTTAGCCTCATCGGTAAGCTTCTGAGTAAAAGCCTGTGCCTTTCTAAGGATCTTAGCTTTCTCTGCTTCTTCTTCCTGTGGGCTCAGTTTCTTCTTATCTACCTCAGCCAGTTCCTTATCTATCTTCTTAAAATAAGCATCACGTTTCTTCTTCAGGTCCTTTAAGTTAAAGTCACTGGCTTTATACGATACACCCATTTTATACGCAAACAAAGCACCTAGCTCCTTTAATCCATCAGCTACATCAGTATAACGTTTAGGTTCAGAACGTCCAATCTGGCTTAACACTCTGCTCATTACCTGCTTGTTCCATACCTCGTTATACTTACGGAGCTGCATAGGTAATAAATCGTTTATCAGTACCAATCCTGCAGTAGTTTTATTGCCTTTATAAATTACCGGGGTATTAGGCTTTATAACGCTCATTCGGATATCCTGAAATACCTGATCTACATCCATTACAGATTTAAACTTGGTATCCTTAGTAAAGTCCTTGACATTATTGCTGGCAACGAATAACCCGAAAACTGATTCCTGTTGAGGCAGCATGTTTGGACCCATAGTTCTTGCGGAAAACAAGTTCTTGCTGGGCAGCATTTTCTCCAGCGCTTCTACACGTGCTTCTTCGGTAGCAGGGACATGCAGTTGCATCGTATCATACACCAGGATCCCATTACCGATAAATAGCGGGAACTTAGGTACTGTAAAGTCATAAGTGATTTCCTCTCTGGGAACCTCGATGACCTCTACAACTTCATCCCAGGCATATGGTAATCTAAGATACGGATTAGCCGGATTGCTTTTCTCTACCTCATCCTCTGGCAAAAGCTTTTCATCTTCAGGCAAAAGTCTCTTAGCATCTAATTGTATAATTATTCTAAATCCTTCTATCTTTATACATACGCCTATACGTGCAATGACCAGCTTTGCCAGTTCCAGTTCATCTGTGTCTTTGCATGAATATACATAGGTATTCGGGTCTTCCTGAATAAACATTGCCCAAACCAAAGGGACTAAATAGGAAACCGGGATCTCCATCATATAATCCTTGAATTTATCACATTTCTGTGATATGATATCTGCAGCAGCATCCTGGATAGCACTCATTTCTACCCCGGTATCTACAGAGTAATTCAATTTAGTCATAATGGGGACAAAGGCTCCCTTTGCTTTCTTAGGCTCCAAAGGACTGAAAAAGGTATCTGTGCCTACCGTGGCTAAGGAATGGTCGTCTGTAACTGTTATATGATACCCGTTTTTCGTTTCTATATAGTACATCTGACCATGCTTTGTATGAACACTGCATTCAGTGTAATCTAAAAAGATATTTGAATTTGATTCGGGGTCATAAGTAAGTACAGATCCTACCACTTCCGTCTTGTTACTTTTGGTAGTCATGTATAAGGGCCTCCTAACTTTCACGTTTTTATATTTTTATGTTTTTTGCTTTTTGCTTGATCTTTATTATACCTAAGAGCATTGCATAAAAATTCAAGAATCTGCGGTATAAGTATATTGTAGAGGAATTTAACGCATTCTTCTACCGTAAAAATCGAATCGATTTTTTATGTACACAGTTTTCAGGAGAAAGGAAGTGGATGATTATACTATCTCAACTTCCACTCAGCCAGTTTCCATTGGGCGAGACCCTGACCAGACTGACGATTAAAAATAGCAAAGGACTGGAAAAACGACTTCGGTTAGGCGCTTCCGAATACGTTGCTCAAAGCTTTGTTATTAAAATGAATCAGTTTGATCCTGGTAATACATTTGTATTACAGCCGGAAACTCCTGGGAAAATCATTTTCTCCCAATCACCTGATGGGAATATTATGTTGGACGTCTCCCGACATATAACAATCCCGTTTGTGACCTCAGAACCTACAGGTGATTATCTATATTTCTCTCGAAGAAAATACATAGGTAAAAAACGGGTTCTCGAACAAGGTTACATCCCACTACAAATAATAGAAAGAAGGAATTTATAATGAGAAACGAATTAGAACGCAGAGTTTATGTTAGCGGACACGAACATCCGTTTATTTTCCAAGCACAACGTGATGCAAATGGTAACTATGTTCCCATTTCTGACGATGTAATTAAAGCCGCTGTAGCTGCAGTAAATCCGAATATTGATACCAATACTCAGATTGCATGGAATTTGACCCGTGATATTAATGGGGAAGAATATTACAAAGCTCAATTCCTGCCGCGTGCACAAAACAAAGGCTGCTAATACCTTGCTCTCGAGTAATACCTTGCTCTCGAGTAATAATATTACTCTCTAATAATACTGTCTAAACTGTTAAAAATTTTTACACTATCAATGAAAATTTTTAATCTTTTTTATTACCCTCTCTATTTGTCCTCCTCGTTTAAAGGACTATAAAAAAACTTAACATGTTAAGCGCCAAGTTTACCTCCCTCTGATTTGATTATAGGATTAAGTTCCAGTAATTGATGTCAGAGGGAGGTATCTTTTTATTACTTTTTCTTTAATTATAAAATAGGAGGTGAATATTATGAGCACAACTTCATCTGAGGAATTCCCCGTGACTGAGTTATGCAATAGTTTAACTAAGCTATCAGAGGTTTTAAATGATGCGGAAATTCAAGATATTCTAACTAACCTGCTTGCTGATAAAGAGTTAAATGAAGTATTCGCATCGCCATTTCCAATGGATTTACTTACAAGTCTAGTTAACTCCATGCCGGAAACTAATAATAGAGCAATTGCTAGTATAACCGACAAGATAAGAACAGTATTTTCCAATATTCCGGCAAGTAAAAAGAAAGGAGTAATAATAGTATGAGTAAATGTGGACATTCTGTTGCACAAATATTCGGAAACATGCTCTGGAAGAAAATACGTGAAAATAAAAGCAACATTTCACAGTCCAGTGAACTAAAAGACATATCTTTCAGGTGGAACTGTCTTACAGATCTAAAACGTTTTCTCCCGGAATATGATATTAATGAAACTACTGTGAAATTAATAATTACTAATACTGGAAATCCACAAAGCTTTAACAGACAGCTATTACCTATGCTTCTCGCTGCTATTTTCCCTACTGCAGCAGTATCAACATCCTCTGTTAAAGATGGAGATTCAATATCAGAGTTGATTATATTACGGTTGCCATCGTATGTTTATGATATCCTAAGACTTCTGTTATATATCGGATATTCTTATGGGCATAAAAATACATTATCAGCTTCCAGTGCTTTAAATGTATATAATGAACCAAACGTAAAAGAATTTAGTAAACATACGCATAATGTTGTTGCACGAGTATTAAATGCAATAGCTATCTTAAATCCAGACCTCTGGAAAGAATTAAATGAGTTCTATCTCGATATCCATACTACACCATCCCTTGTACAGTTTTATGAAAAAATCTTTCTGACCGGGAATGATAACATTGCTGAATTTGAAACTATGCAGCCCAATATTTATATAAATGTGAATGGTCTTACTACTCCTGGCCCTGGGATGTATGATTTCCTACCCATTGTTGTAAATAATTTAAATATGGTAAAAGAAATATCTGCAAAGATCCTGTCAGAACTTAAAGCCCCAGTATGGAGTGTTATTACTGCGAATGTCAAAAATGCAGAAACTATAAGGAGAGAACAATATATGCAACAATCTACTGCAACAATCGCTGCATTGGAATCTATTCTTAGATCCAGTGTCGTTGTAACCGACCAAGGAGAAGTTCTACATATCGACTGCGATAATGAACATAATAATCTCCAAATTACTTCACAGAATCCCAATGAAATACCTCGAAACACTACACGGCCAATCGTTACTAAAATGACGATATTAGATACCCGTGGAGAAAGCAAAGAAATCGTGGTTCTTAATGATGAAGTCGTCCAATCCCTGATTATGGCAATCAGAGATACAAACTTCATTAACTCAGGAATCTATCGCGTACCTAATAATACTGCCATTCCTACACCAGTAAACAACCCGGTAGATAACTCAGCAGATATGCAGCCTACTCCCGACCGGATCGTTATGGGCAATAGTATAGGAACACGTAGTCAACGTGGCAACCAAACGTATATCTGGCAAGAATTGGCACCCGGAATAGCAGCGTGGGTCCCTGAAAATACCAGCCAGGAAGTTAGGGAAAATACAGATGAAGATACGATGAATATGATGCCGCGTGCTAGAGTCATGGAAGACCTGATGCCTGAGGACGATGACGATGATGACGATGATTATTATGAAGACGCAGATGATAGCCCAGTTCCAGCTCCAGCTCCAGAAAGAGTTATGATGGAAACTGATAGTGGATACTTTACTCAGGATGCCTCGGGTAGAATGGTATTCCATCCCCGCGTCTGAAATCTAACTACTGGATAAAGGAGGAAGCTTTATGGATAATGAATTTACAATCAAAATTAACGGGGCGTCGTCCGTATTGACTTATAAAGATCAACTTGGAACCATTAAAAAGAAAACAGTAAAAACTGAAGAACTGTGCAGGCAACTTGGTTCATTTACACAAACTACAGATGTAATAGTTCCCCATGGCTGCAGACAAATAAAAGAAACCAAAGAATATATGGTACTGGCATTTATTAATCCAGAATTTGTTGGCGATCATTTGTTAAAATGGGGTGCCCGGGAACGTGAAGAGTTTGGTGATCCTCCAGACTTTATTGAAAATATGGGCAATAGTATTAAAAAGTTTTCTGTACCCTATCCACCAAGTTGCTCTATTGTTGTGGTAGCTAAGCAGAAAGATAATCGCTTTAATTTCGTAAACCTTTACCAATATGCACTCGATTCTTATCCATTGGATATGACCAAAGTAAAGTTATATAGATGGCCATTCAGTAATATGTATGAAAATGGAAGATGCTGTATTGGTAATATTGTAAAGTCGTATACAACGATCGAAAGTCTTGCTTCTATTCCTACTACTATTTTCCATGGTGTAGGAAATACCGATCTGAGTTCAGTCCGTACAAGTAAAGTTGCAGGATATCGAAACGGGTATGAAGTAGTAAAGTCAATCGCAGGAAAAACTTCATTCCCCAAAGAAGTTTTGGATTATTATGCGGATCTTCAAGGTACCCTCAGTGCTTTAGCTAATAAAAATATCTATTAAATAATAATAACAAAGCAAATAAGGAAGTAATTGAAAGGAAGTGCCCATTATGTCTACTGTAACAAAAATCGAAACCTCTGAACTCCCTGCCGAATCTAAAGCAGGAGTTGTAACTTATGGCGGTACACGGGGTTTTTCTAGAGTAACCCCGCTTGCTCCCCCGGTTACTACCTCTGACCCCAAAACTGATGAGATTGCCAAATCCATAGCAGAACAGGCAGTAAAAGCATTTATGCAAGCAAATGCCCAGGTTGTAGGTAGTCTGGAAGAAGCTATGGCACTGGAAAATCCTAAACCAGATGTATATTTTATGACCCGTAAAGGTCTTGCCTGCAGAAAAACCAGAGTACTTAATGGCAATACTTTTACATTCACGGATATCGTTACTGAATGTCCCTTGCTCGATACTTTAACTCCTACGGTAGGATATTCAATCAAAAATAAAATCCCTAAAGAGTTGTTGATTGAAATAATCGGCAGCTTCTATCGAATTGTTAAACGTTCAGGTGATGAAGCTGCAGCCCAGATCTATCGGAAAGATGCTACCGGAGAATACTTCATTTATTATCCGAAACAACGTATTTCCAGTGCTCACGTTGCGTATGATGCTGATGAAAACTTGCTCGAACTCAGAAAAGAAAACCATCTCATTATGGAGCTCCATTCCCATAATACCATGGCTGCATTCTGGTCCGGTACTGATGACAATAATGAAACTGAATGTGGACTTTATATGGTAATTGGTACATTCGGACAAGACAGTGCAACCTATAAATGCAGAGTAAAAGAAGATAAAACTTATATCAACTTCCCTGCGTATACAGTATTTGATATGACTCCTGAAGAAGAAATCGAGATCTTCAAGAAAGAAAACTTCTCTGAGGGAAACCCTGAGATCGAAACTAAATTGACTGCCCCTGTAATTGCTCGTAGCGCAGGCTATACCTTTGGTCGTTATTCCGGGGATATCGATTACTCCAAGTATTACAATGAAAGATATGGCGACCTGTATGGCGATTATGACTGGAGAAGAGCTCGCAGGAACACCTCATCTACAGCATCTTCCCGGTCCAACACGGCGTCCTACCTGTCTTCTTTTCGTTGGGATAACTCGTATAGAGACAGCAAAACTAATAAGTATTATTCTATTGATGGTTACATGTGGTCTGCTGCTGGTAGTGGTTGGGTTAAAGATCCTCGGCCATTAGAAGAACAGATAGCTGGGTATAAAGCCTATATCTCCGAGATCTATTCTGATGAAAACTTGACCGGAAAAAAGTTCGCAGACAGAAAAAAGCTCGCCGCAAGAAAGCTTCTGGCGTACATAACAGCGAGCGAGAGTGCGGAAAAGGAAGAAAAGATCGAAAGACCAGGAGAAAACATTCCAACAAGTATAGATCCCAAAGACTTTTCTAACACGGAAGAGTTTGAGACTATGCTTAAAACCCATGTGGAATCCCGCGTCTTTATCACTAATGCTATAACTAAAAATATGAATAGACCTGAATACTACGATCTTGAAATTGACGCCAATATACAAGATATCAAAGACGTTGAGTTCTTTGCCGATAGCGCCATTATGTATGAGCTGTTCACCGATAACGAAAAGATCCGCCTCGCTCAATTCTTTGATCTCACTGTTCCCGAATTTGCAAAAGCATTCTGTGCAAATAAAGAATATACAGCAGAAGCTACCAGCGCGTTCTACTCTATTCTTTGTGTACCCAAAGAATGCTGGCCTGCAATGATCAAATATGCAGATGAATCTATGGCATCTCTCGGTTTTACTAAGGAAACAATCAGTGAATTCTTCGAGATCCTGGATTTTGAAAATGTTGACTGGCAATATAATGCATCGGTCTCTATTGACTTAAAATAATAATATGGGAGGTATTATTTAATGTTAGACCTTACTAAACTTTTCCCGGTAGCAATACCTAAGGGGTTTTCCGAAAGCTCTCTGGAACATATACTTAACCATCCGCTTGTCCAGGCAGCTTCTACCCAAGATGTAATATCCCAACTATTTAAAAGTATGGATACTATCCATATTGTTCAAATCGGTGCAGGTGGTACCGGTGGATATGTAGCATCTAATCTTCTTCGACAATTAGGCAGTATGCACCCTCTGCTCCAAGATCGAATCTACTACTGGCTCATGGATGGTGATGAATTTGAAGCCAAAAATATGGGTCGGCAATTATGTACTGAAGATGACCTTGGAGAAAATAAAGCAGAAGTATTGATAAATAAATATGGTGAGTTTTATGGCTGTAATATGGATCATCTCTTTGCTATCCCAGAGTATCTCACTGATATATCCCAGCTTATTGCTGCTAATGCTATCCCAAGGTATACCCCGGATCCTACAGCCTATACCAAGAGCGGACTATCTGATCTATGGAGCGATACGCTATATAACTGTGAATTTACGCCATATGCAAGTAGAGAAAATGCTGATAACTGTAAAAAGATACGTGAAGCCTTGCAGCTTAAAACTGTTATCCCATGCCATTCATCCACCTATCCAACGATCATCTTTATTGATTGTGTAGATAAAAATGCTCCTAGAAAAATAATCCATGATTATATGCAGCAATATAAAACATGTAAATCCTGTTATCAAAGCAATTCGGTTTTCCACGCCAGAATGGAAAACATGCTGTACTTTGACGATTTACCGTCTTCCTTTGATGACTTTGTTTATGGTGAGGACAACATTGCTTGTAGTCTTAATAATATCGATATGTTAAAGCTACGTCGTTGTATCGGGTCTAATATCTATCTTATAAGTTCTGGTAACTCTCAATATACTGGCCAGGTATATTGGGGAAGAATATCACAGTTCTTTCCGGATCAACCTGCCGCAACTTATTCCGATATCATGACTCAGGGAGATCCAAAAGAATATTCTCTGGCCAATCTCTTAACTGCTATGGCTAAGTATAATGGTTCCTCAGAGAAAAATACGGGTATGAGGTCTTTGTATGAAAACAACCGGGTACTGGAAATAGTTCCTAATTTAACTGTACGTAAATGGGAATCCATCCCGGATGTAATCACTGAGAATCCTAACTATTTCAAATCACTCTTCATGTCTGTACCAACTCCTTATGAGAGGTTCCCTGAGCTCCTTGATCTCGAGGTGGACAAGGCAGAAGAAGCAATGAGCTGTGCTGAACGTGCTGCCCAAAATGTACAGAATATCACAGCGAATCAAACTGCCGCTACATTGGTAAATAATTATCTGACTTCTATTCTCAGAGGTATGCTGCCAATGAAAGACACCGACAGAACAATCCTTACTACTGCAGGAATTAATTTTAATGTTAATACCAATGTATTCACATCTGAATATTTAACCTCTGATTACCTGCAATTAAAATAATCCACAGAAGATATGAGAGGTCAGCTTAGTCTGGCCTCCGTATCCTTTTAAAAGAAGGTGAGTTATTAAGTGGCACCCGCAGAAACACCAGACACTTACATTTTTAAACCTCTGAATTATGCTAAGATAATAAGCTATTTTAATATACTAAATACGGATAATACATTCAATGACGAGTTGCCAATATTCCTATCTTGTAATTTTAGTAACCGATCATATATTGGCAAATTGGATCTGAGTAATCCGGTTATTGCATCTTTATGCAAGCTGCCACCACTGGGAACCAAAGAAAACACTCATGGATTTATAGAAAAAATTCTCGTTCGACAAAAATGGGTCAGACAGGGATATGCATTTTTATTCAATGAGGAATATTTAAGACTCAGAGATTCTAAGCGTAACAGTGTTTATGCCATTAATAATTATGGTACACTGGCAGAAATACATGCACTGCAAGCTGCAATTCCCTTCTTTACGTCTTCAGGATTCTTCCAGTTCAAAGGAACACCTGAACAATATATCATAAGTATGATAGTAAATTATCTTGAAGAACTACTGTTCGATCCCTATGAACAAGAATTTGGACCCTTCTGCAGTAAAGGAATAAAATCCAAAATTGAAGAATTAAGTGCTGAACAATATATATATGGCAGCTCATATGCGCTTATGGGAACTATACTCAAAAATATAGGGCAATATATGAACCATACGACTCTCGCACGCTGCGTACTTGCCGGGATAACCATATTTATTAAAATCTGGGAAAAATACTTTAATCTAGAAGAGTGCATTTATGCCATGTATAATAATGTTCCCGTTGTTCCAGTATTTAATACTGGCGGAAGTAAAATCTATTCCCAGATAGGCGCAGAAACTTCTAAGCAGGAATGGAAAGTAAATTTTATATACCATGGATTGATGCGTTATGATCCCTGCACTCAACCTAAAATCTTCGATTATGAAGGAATATCTGAGAAAATTACACGTGAAATACATGCAATAGCTATGCTTGGATATATAGCGCCGTCCAAAGAATTCTTACAGGTTTTCTCCACTGGATTAACGGTACTCAGTACATACTCTTCAAGCTGGTTCTTCCTCGCATGCGTTTCCAAACTTACTGATTTTCTTAAAGTTGATCCATGTAGGCGGATCTGCAGCCAACTCCCAGATGCCGGACCTGCCAATACAGATTTTATGCTGGATAGAATCACAGCGCAAACTACACCCGCCAGTGTACCCAGCTATGTACTTGTATTTAATGGGTGGAAACGTGTAACCAGAAGGGACGGTGAGTGACAATGCCTATATATGGAAGAATATTATATAATAAAAACTATGACCCTTATGGGTTCTGGCAGCCAAACCCTCTGTCACCTGTAAATCTGCCGCCAGCCACAAGTCTGATAAGTCATAACCATGAACCCTATTCTGCACTTAAATCCAGATTTACAGGTATGTACCCTATGAACGAGCAGTCACTGCCAATCAAAGTAGGTACTGTATTTCGCTGCCATCCGGATAACCTTTTGCACAGAGGATTTATACCCTGCATGATTATGCAAAAAGATGGTTTGAAACGTTTAACAATTATGCTGCAGTTAATTCTCGGTACCAGTATAAGAGCTAAACAAATAGTAAAACACATTATGTATAATTATTCTAGCTGGGGATCATTTAATTTGAAAAATCAAGTATATGATCTGCATGTTCAGAATGTAGGAATAGATCCTGCACCTTATATAAGCCCCATGAGTGCCATGAAATATACAAGCTCTCCCCAGTGGAGTATGTATGATGATGTTGCAAGTCCATTTGCAAACAGTAGCAGTACCGGCACTGCACTGGTTATATCTACATCTAAATTCATGGCCGATATATCAGTGCATAATAAAATTAACAATGCTTTGACTTGTCCTCTAATTGCTGAAGATATCTTAACAAATATTGAATTTAAAGAACCTCGGGTATTCGACCGAGAAATGCTGTATGACTCCGTGTATCCACGCTTGCTATATATGCACGTTATGAAAGAAACAGGACTTCCTATTAATTATAAGAACCTGTGTCTTAAAGTTATGCCTAGGGCACTCCCCAGAAGAAATATTGAAAGAACTGTATGCCGAATTATATACCAGGGATTCGGTATGCACAACTTTAGTAAGTGCTGGACTATGAATGAAAAATTAAGCAACACTGTAAACTCCATGAACTTGGCTATCAGGTATCACTACTATAATCTCAATGATTATCACTATAAGAAACTACTGGGTTCTAATACATCCAACTGGCTTAATCTCGCATCTTCTATTCTTGATATGTGTACGATAATTACCACCGGAAAGGTATCCGTCGAGTTACTTGCACTGCTGTGTAAAACTCTGATGAACATAGCTGATAAATATGATGTCTGCGCGTTTATGGATGCTTGGGAATTTCTATGTGAAAAACATTTCAAAGAAGAAGATCAGGAAGCCATGGTTGAGACTTTGTATACCGCGCTTCAAGTATCTCGTGATACCAAGGACGAAAAACATTGGCTTAAAACCTATGATACTATGAAGACAACGATACGAAGAGACGAGTTATCACGATCGGTTCTTACATGGTTGAGTACCCGTTATCTACGGTTTAACTCAATCTATAAAAGAATTTCTTCACCGCAGTGGGACGATAATACACAAAGTGAAGATAAAACCTCTGACGATCTTGCTAACAAAATCATTATTAAAACCTTTATTCCCGGACTATCAGCAATGATGCCTGTTGCATACTCCATATCGTATACACGGTGCAATTCTAAGAACTTACATCTAGGCCCGTTTAACCATGGGAAACTACGTGAGGCAATGAGTACATTGTGTGGCAATGAAGTCAAGGGAGCTCTTAATTCCCTGTTTACGGAGTTGAATGGACAAGGCAGTTCAATAGACTTGAATCGCTTACTAGGCAATGACGCTACACCCCCAGATGGTTGGTGTCCAGACAATCGCCATCGCTTTACGGATATCTGTACATGGCTCAGCACCTATTATATAGAGAAAAACTGGGGAAAAACAGCGAATAAAACAAGGATGGAACTGATTAGAGAATTCCGAAACTTAGATGACCCATATCCAGATATGGACACAAAAGAAATAAGTAATTATTAATAGTTAGAATTATATTCAAATTGAGAATATGTTCTAATTGATAAAGAGAGGCTAGTCACCTCTCTTTTTTTAGTCATCTACTTTAGTGTATTCTCATTTAGTAATAATTACTATTACTTATTTTATAAATACCTTTTAGACCTCTATGTATATTTATGCATTAAAAATGAATATTCATACATTTAAAACAAATAAGGATTTTGACGTAATGATAAGCCAATGTGAAAGAAATGATAAAAATTGAAAAACAAATGTCCATTTTCATTTTTAGTACCTAGGTACTAATTTTTTCAAGTCAGTCAAGTTTACACTTTTGATATCAAAATGATAAAAATTGATACATAGTTTACACTTTTCACAAAAAGTTCACAAACTGTTCGTATATTTTGACATGTTCGCTTCATTTGTCGTACCCCGTAACCCCAGTGCCAGAGCCAAGTGTAGACAAGTGTAGACACTTTTTTACCCAATTTACCGACATGTTCGTATTAATTTTTCAGACT